AGCAGTTTGAGCCACGCGCATGGTTTGACAAGGACGTGTGGTGCCGAATGATCGGCGACGTAGTGAAGATCGACACGCCTTTCATCAATAAGAAGGACAGTAAGCGTTGTCAGCTCGCGCTGGTTCTGGACTGGAAGACCGGCAAGGTGATCGACGACCAAATCCAACTGATGCTGATGGCGCAGGCGCTGTTTTCGCACTACCCCGACCTGACCCATGTGCGCAGTGAGTTCGTGTGGCTCAAGGATGACAGCACCTCGCCCGAGCTGTTCACCCGACAGGAAGTAGCCGACCAGTGGGTAGAGTTGATGCCTCGCGTCAAGGCGCTGCACCAAGCGCACCTCACACAGAACTATCCCCCCAAGCCGAGCGGCCTCTGCAAGAAGTACTGCCCGGTCAAATCATGTCCGTATTGGGGGAAGGGTGCGTAATGCCACCGGGCCCACGACCAGCAGTAGCAGTAATCAAGCGTCACGCGATCGGAGAGCGTGGCTACGCGCATAGCTACCGGATGGACTACAGCTACTACGGTGTATGGGTAGAGACACCGAAGTGGCACCCGAGGCGCGTCATGTTCAAGCAGAACTGGCGACGCATGGTCTATGGCGTCAACGTCTATCAGTACGACTATGCCAACGACATTGAGATGGCGATGTGGGGACTACGCCAGCAGGCAGGAGTGCCCGACACGGCAGAGTATGTGTTCGACTAGAAAAGGAGCAAAAGTTTGACCCCGTTCATTCTCATCCTAGTCCTTGTTGTAGCCGCCCTCTTGATCCCGGCGAAATACGACCCCGCAATGCGCCTGAAGAAATGGAGCGAGCGCGATGACACTTGAGCAAGCACTGCGGGAGGCCGCAGCGAAGGGCCTCACCCACGTAACGATGTGGCCGGTACCCAGTCAGGATCGCAAGACGACCTACTGGTACGCCAGAGCCACGCCGTCGACAGCACACAGCTATGTGCAGACGCAGAACGTAGACCCGGTAGCCGCGCTGACGGCTGTTCTTGAGAGCCTGCCGAAGGCTCCAAAGCGTGTCGCAAAAAAAGTTACGGCGACCGTAACCGATGAAGAGATCGTGGCGATCCAAGCGGAAACGCATGCCACCGAAGCTGAAGCGGAAGACAAACCCAAGGCTCGCAAAACAGGCGGCCTCAACCCGGAGTGGGGAATATGACAGACGTAATGATTGACATCGAGACCCTCGCAACATCCCAGAACTCGCTCGTGCTTAGCATCGCTGCGGTCAAGTTCACGCTGTTCCATGAACGCCCGGCCTTCCACTCGGAAATCCTGATCATCCCGAGCATGATCGACCAGATCATGCTGGGCCGACATGTGGACCCGAGCACGCAGGATTTCTGGGCCAAGCAGCCCCACGAAGTAAGCTCGCACTGGAAGGACCGCCAGCACGAGGCACTCAATAGGTGGGACACGATACAGAACCTGAGTGCGTTCTATGGGAACGCCGAGCAACGTGTCTGGGCGCACGGTATCTGCTTCGACATCAGCATCCTTGAGAACCTGTATGGCTCTAGCGCGGTGCCGTGGAAGTACAACAGGGTCTTGGATGCCCGCACCGTTGATCGCATTTGCCCGACGCGGCGTACACCGACTGAGGATCAGGGATTAAACATTCTGGCCCTCAACGCCCACCACCCGATCGACGACTGCAAGCGCCAGATATGGTCGCTCTGGGCCAAGTGGCCTGACGCGCTTCCGAGCGTCACCGAGCTACCCGAAGAGAAGGCAGCGTAGGGGAGGGATTTGAGATGAAGATCGGTGGGATGGCGGTCGTGGCCGCTGGCGATGATATACCAGAAGGCCCGCTGCCGCACTTCGAATTGACCCGCGAGCTGTTCGAAGCTCTCGAATACCCCGAGGTAATGGCGACGTTAGAGGCACTCGACCAGTGCGGCGAGCTGAAACTTCCCTACGAGTTTCAGACTATACGGTTCAACGTGGAGGACTATGCGTGTGCTCCCGGTTGGGGGGGAGCCAAAGATAGGCTTCAGGATTGTTTCGTCACATGTCAGGTCGGACAAACCGTCATTTACACCAAGGAAACCACGGTCGTGCACATCTGTCCGGTCCTTACTGTGGAGGATCAACGGGCACCGGGTGGGGTGTTCACAGTCGACACGGACAAAAATTCGGTGTGGTTTGGTGGTCAGGAGTACGAGATAGAGGAAGCAAATCGGGAGACCGCCGGCAATTATCTTAAGTGGTCTACCTTAGTCACGCGGCTGCTACTCGCAGCGCTGGCGACGAAGAACGTGGTCAAACACACAGCCTTAAACAAGCGTGCCTCGCGCGGAGTTGGTAGCGGCAAGCTTCGTGCTGCCGACGGTAAAATTCGTCTTAGCTTTACCCGCCTCGACGTACCAGTGGAGTTCGAAGCGGGGACCGGCAGGCGGACGAAATTCCATCTGCGACGGGGACACTACCACACCTATCATATCGGTCCCGGTCGCTCCGAGGCAGTGAAGAAGTTCGTGCAGGCAGTGCTAGTCAACCGCGATCTGCAGACTTGCGATGCCAAGGTGCCTATCTACGAGGTGACGGCATGAGCACTCCCGAGGGCAGGATCAAAAACGCGCTAAAGCGCCGGCTCGAAGAGTTCGGCGATGAGTGCTGGCGTTTCATGCCTGTGCAGACAGGCTTTGGAACGCCCGCTCTCGACTTCATTCTGTGTTTCCGGGGATGGTTCGTCACCGTTGAGACCAAAACTCCTACTGGAGCGATGACTGACCTTCAGAAGGAGACACGACGCCTGACCCTCGCCGCTGGCGGGTTCGTCTTTTGTGTCTACGACACCGATACTCTCGACGATTTCATCAACTTCATAAAGGAACTGGGGTTTATCCATGGACGACACGACAGCACACACGAACCGCTACAACACTCCATCCCAATTCAAGCGCAAGACCCGAGGGAGCGTAAAAAACACCGCCGCGCCGAGCAGCAAGCTGAAAAGGCTGCAGATGCAGCTTGCGGGGATAATGGCGCACCTCGAAAAAAATCCAAACGACAGCCTGTCAAAGACACGGGTGGCGACGATCCAGCAGGAGTTACGGCAACCGTAACTCACTGGTGCAAGTGCGGGCACATGGTGCAGCACCCCAAAATGGTCCGCAGTGTACCTTTTTGTCATACGTGCGGAGTAGCGATGTGGAGATTTCCATGACCTCACCCCAAGAAGATGACTGGGAACCGGAAGGCCCTCACTTCCACCTACATCCGAATGGCGACTTCACTTTTCAAAGTGAGAGCGGGGACCTCACGATTGAGGGCAAGTTCACCCCGCCTCTGATCGGGGGAGACGACTGGGCGAACAACGACGACAAGCTGACGATCCACATTAAGCAATCACAGCGGGACGATCAGGTGATTGAGATTGTGGGAGGCAGTCTGGAGATACCGGACTTTTTGCACTTTGTGAAAATGTTAGCGGCCAACATGGGCCTACGAGAGGAGAATTGGAAATGAGCACAACTGAAGCCTACTTTGAGAAATTCGTGGACAGCCTGTTCGTGTCAAAGCGCGACGGGACCGAGGGCTACCTACACGCAGCAACCGGCCTATCCGGTGAGAGCGGCGAGGTGCTCGACCTGATCAAGAAGGTCTGGGTCTACGACCGACCACTCGATGTGGTCACCTACGACAAGCTGATCGAGGAGATGGGCGACACCCTGCACTATCTGCAGATGTTGTGCATCAAGATGCGGTGCTCGATGGGTGACCTTCGTGATCACAACGTTGCCAAACTCCGAGCGAGGTACCCCGATGGCTTTTCGAAAGAAGCCGCAAACGCCCGCGCCGATAAGGCCGGTCAGTAACATGGATGACTACCCGGTCGATACCGAAGGGCTCGACGGTCAACTGGTAGAGTACAAGGAGGATGTGGGCCCTGCCCCCATTCCTCCGCCTACTGGACTGAGTGACGAAGACGATGCGCGAGCGTACCTCGCGCAACGCTTCAACGGGCTGTTCTGTCCCAACTGCGAGTACTACTGGAACAGGGAAGACACCCACAGCTTCAAGCACACGCCTGACAGTGAGATCGTCAATGTTTGCCCCGGTTCTGAGTGTCGGGCCATGGGCATCCCGCTGCAGGAGTTCGGTCAGGAGAGGGCGTACCGCTACAAGTACGGTGGCATGGACACACCTTCGGAAGGCAGACGACACAACTACAACCGAATAAGGGAAATTAGTATGGACCCCGTTGATCTGGGTGCACTCATGGGAATGCCAGCGATAGGCAGGGTGCGTTCAAAATGAACTGTATTCTATCTCAAGCGAACAAAGCAGTGCTCGTCCCGAGGGACGGGCGCTCGATCAACATGTTCCCCGGTGCGCCCGCGATGACCCATCGCAGCGACGATTATCTCGTCGTACCGTGGGACGTGCGGAACACGATGATGTTGCGCCATCTCGGTTACGGTGTCCGTAACCCGATGTTCCACGACTATGATTTCGGGAACTACAGCCCCTTCAAGGTGCAGAGGCGCACCATTGACATGCTGACGACCTGTCCTCGCGCATACGTGCTCAACGAGATGGGAACGGGCAAGACCAAGGCCACGTTGTGGGCTTGGGACTATCTCAACAAAGAGAAACTCTGTGGCAAGCTACTCGTTGTGGCGACGCTTTCGACGCTGCGCTTTGTGTGGCAGGCGGAGGCGTTTCAAACTCTACCGGAAAGGACGGTCAAAGTACTCCATGGCTCAAAGAAAAGGCGATTGGAACTCCTTGAGGAAGACGCCGACATCTACATCATCAATCACGACGGGCTCCGTGTCATTCAAGAGGCTCTCAGTGTTCGTACTGATATTGACGTTTTGTGTCTCGATGAACTTGCTGTGTATCGGAATAATTCTGATCGAAGCAAGGCAATGCGTAAATTCGCCGAGCGGTTTAAGGTTGTCTGGGGCCTCACTGGACGGCCTATGCCTAATGAGCCGACGGATGTTTGGGGCCAAGCCAAGATCGTAACGCCCCACACTGTGCCGAAATTTTTTCGACAGGCACAGGAAATGTTGATGCTCAAGATCAACCAGTTCAAGTGGGTGCCGAAGGAGAACGCCCTTGAGAAGGCTGTAGCGATGTTGCAGCCGAATGTGCGTTTCTCCCTAGATGACGTGGTTGAGCTGCCTGATGTGATCTCCCGCGTCATCGACGTGGACCTGACTGACACACAGGCTGAAATCTACAAGAAGCTCGCCAAGGAATTCAAAGCCGAGGTTGGTAACGGACAGGTGACGGCAGTGAATGCCGCCGTTGCCATGGGCAAATTATTGCAGGTGAGCGGTGGCTGGGTCTATGCCAAAGAACTAGGCGCGGTGCCGTGCTTCGATACGTGGAGAGAGACGATGCACCGGCACGAGCGGCTGGTGGAGCTGATCGAGGAAAATGAACGAAAGGTAATAGTCTACGTCCCCTACCGGCACGCAATCGACGGGCTCTCTAAAATTCTGGGCACGCCAGCACGCGATGGAGAAAAAGCAACAGGGGCCGGTATCGAACACGCGGTAGTTCACGGTGAGACGGCTGGACGCAGCGAAATCTTTAACGAATTTCAACACACGACCAAGTACAAGGTGTTGCTGGCGCATCCGAAATGCGTGGCACATGGATTAACGCTGACAGCGGCTGATACCATCATCTGGTATATGCCGACCACCTCCCTTGAAATCTACGATCAAGCGAACGCGCGCATCACTCGCGTCGGTCAGAAGCACAAACAAAAAGTATTTCACCTGCAGTCAACCACCGTCGAAAAGAAAATCTACGCCATGCTGCAACGCAAGCAGAGGGTGCAAGAGGCACTTTTAAGTATGTTGGAAGACGCGATGGGTGACCTATGAAGTGCCGAGGTAGCATTGAGAAGTGGATGGTGTTATGGTCGACATACAACAACCTTGACGGTCGACGCGAACACTTCGTATGGTACGACTGGAAGAACAGAGCGGGCGGGCTACTACTGTTCGATACGAAAAAAGCCTGTAAACATTGGATAACTGAGAACTACGGGTATATTGCCCGACGCGGCGATCTTAGAAATGAGCCACACTGCTGGCGAATGCCGCAAGCAGTCCGGGTTCGAGTAGACATAGGAGAAATCAGTGAACGTAGTTTCGCCCCAACCATCTGGAGCCCCCGAGGGCTCCCCATCGACACACGCCAACGTAGAACGGCTCGTTGGGCTGTATCTCGTCGTCAGAGAAGAGATCGAAAGGCTCAAGGAGAAACACAAAAAAGAGCTGGAAAAGGCCGTTGATCTTCAGAAAGAATTAACGGGTAAGATCACAGACTTCTTGTCCCAACACGGTGTTGACAGTGTGAAGACATCGGCGGGGACGGCATACTCGTCCGTCAAGTACAGTGCATCACTGGCAGACCCCGAAGCCTTCATGAAGTATGTGATCAGCAATCAGAACTGGGACCTGCTGGACCGCAAAGCCAACGTCACGGCTTGCCGCGCGTTCGTCGACCAACACAATACGCTCCCTCCCGGCGTGAACCTCTCTTCCATCGAGACCCTTGGGGTGCGCAGCCCCACGAGTAAAAAGTAACGGCCACCGTAACCCCAACAAGGAACCTCACACGATGAGTAATCTTGAACTGTTTAACGCCGCCGCCTTCAAGGGCACTGCCCCATCGAAGGTATTCCACGACATCGACCCAAACTCCGAGAGCCTCGCCGATGGTATCGGCCAGAGCTACGGCATCCTTGGCTACAAGGGCAAAACATGGACGCTCCGCCTTCGTGGCGAGACCTTCCAGTTCAACCGACCGGATGACGGCACTCCCGCTCCGTTCCTCGACGTGATCATCCTGCGTCAGCTTCCGGTGAAGTCCAAGTCGTACTACCCGGCTGGCTCGTATCAGGAGGGCAACGTCGGTGTCCGACCGCTGTGCGCATCGCTGGACGGCGTCACGCCCGACGTTGAGATTGCCACGCCGCAGAACAATGCCTGCGTCACCTGCGCTCGCAACGTGTTCAAGACGACCGCCGACGGTCGCAAGACCCGCGAATGCTCAGACTTCAAGCGTCTGGCTGTGCTGGTCCTCCCGAAGCTCACCATGCCGTTCTTCAATGGCAAGGCGCTGATGGAGCCGGTGTTCCTGCGCGTGCCCCCGGCCTCGCTGAACGATCTGTCGCTGTTTGGCGATACGATGTCCCAGCAGGGTTTCCACTACGCCACGTTCATCACGCGGATCGGGTTCAAGCCTGACAAGCCGCACCCTGTGATGTTCTTCAAGGCGATCTGTCCGCTGACGGACCAACAGGCTCCGATGGTCAGGCAACTGCGCGACGACATGGCTTCGCACCGGATCACCGGAGAGGACATGCTCGCTCGACGACCGGGGCTTCCTGCGATCGCCGCCCCTGCGGCAGCAGCGCCGGTCCAGACAGCGCCGGTCCAGACAGCGCCCAACGTGGTGCAGATGCCCCCGCCGAACAAGCCGGCTGCCCCTGTGGCAACGGACGAGGGCTGGGGCGCGGCTGCGGCTCCGGTTACGGCCACCGTAACCGGCACACCGCCGACGGATGATGACGGGTGGGGTGGCACTGCCACCGCAGCTCCGGCAGCTCCGATTGAAACTTCAGTTGCTCCGCAGCACCAACAGCCCACAGCAGCGGTAAGCGACACCATGACCGAGGAAGCGGACGACGATCTCGAAGCCCGCGTAGGTGCCCTCCTTCAGCGGTAAGTCTTATGTCTGACCCAATCGTTGAGCGCTTCATGCGCGCCGTGTTGCCTTGGCCGGGGGAAGATGCCCCCGGCTGGGTCAACCTGCACTACGACTTCGTGCCGCAACCCGGTAAGAAGATGCTCAAGATTGTGCCCGGTTGGGCGTTCAAAACCATGGACGGCTTCCAGTCGATGGTAGCCTTCGGTTTGGCACGCCACACTGTCTACAGAAATTTTTGGCAGTGTATGTCTCTGCAGAAGGACAACGCTGGGCCGAACAAGACCGGCAAGAATTACAGGGCCCTTCGCAAGAAGGATAACGCGCTGTCGGTCAAGTCCCTCTGGCTCGACCTTGATCTCGACCCCGCCGACCCGAAGAAGTACCCGGACGAGGCGACCGCCATGAAGGCGATCCTCGTATTCTGTAAGAAGTACGCCCTGCCTGACCCTAGCTGCATCGTGCACTCGGGGAACGGCCTCCACATGTACTGGGCCAACGTAGCGGTGATGACCGTCGACGAGTGGAGGCCGCTCGCGGAGGGCTTCAAGGCACTGCTGCTGAAGGAAGGTATCAAGATCGACCCAGTGTGTACTGGTGACGTGGCTAGGTTGATGCGTCTGCCAACGACCTTCAACAAGAAAGACCTTGCCGACCCAAAGCCAGTGGTACTGCTGACCAAGAATATTATCGAGCACGATTTTTCCACCAAGCCATTTCAAGACCTGAAGCAATACGCAGTCATCGCGCCCCCTCCTGCTCCCAAGACCCAATCCGAGCATTTCGATGCCGCAGCCTTCAATGGCGCGAAGCCGAGCCCGGTGTTCAAGGGGATCGACAACAACGACAAGTTATCGGCTGGGCTAGAGCGGCTGGTTCACCCCAAGCCCGTATTCGACCAGTGCCCTATGTACGACGAGGCGCTGAAGACTGGCGGCAACGGCTACAATCAGGGCCTGTGGATGCTGCAAATCCTCGGTACCACATTCATGGAGGGCGGAAATGACCTCGCACACGCGATCAGCAAAGGGGACGCGCGCTACACCCCGGACGGTACGGACCAGATGTTCAGTCGCAAGATGGCTGACAGAGACAGCTTCGGACTTGGATACCCATCATGCGCCACCTTTAAGGGCGCTGGCAGCAAGGCTTGCGAAGGGTGCCCGCTGCTCGCGAAGGGTAAGTCCCCGCTCAATCTAAGGCCATTTGTGCCGGTTACGGCCACCGTAACCTCCGCCACCCCGGCGCTCATCAATGGCACGGCTGACGACCCTGACGTATGGATGCCCTACGAAGAGGGCTTCGAGTTTAACGAGAACGGAGTGGTTTGTTCTGTGCATTCTCACACCGACAAAGAAGGCAACACGGATACATCGTCGATCCCGCTCTTTAAAGGATCGGTGCTGTCGGACTTTTGGATCAGTAAAGGTAGCCACCACGGTGAGGTGTGCCACTTCGTTTCATCTGCCGATAAGGGATGTCTGGTTCAAGTGGACCTACCTGTCGGCAATATTTTCGAACAGAGCTTTAAAAAATTTTTAGCTCTTGCCCGGGTGTTGCCAAATCCAAACGCACTGCCCAAAACAACGGAGACTTTTTTCGTGAGTGTCATAGAAAAATTGCGAGCAATCGCCGAAGCACAAACCGCCGTCCCATTTGGTTGGTACACCGAAAAAGGACAAATCAGAGGGTTCGCCTATGGTGGCAAGCTCTTCCTCGATGACAAGTCAGAACGGACGTGTGCCGGTGCTGACCCTGTCATCATGAAGAACTACCGTCCGCAGGGGAGCCTTGATCAATGGATGAAGGCGGCACGGTGTGTTACCGACCGTAAGCGCCCAGAACTCACAGTCATAATGCTCACGTCGTTCCTCTCGCCGCTGTTGCAGTTGGTAGGGCGATCGACGATCCTCTTCTCGGCTTTTAGTCCTGACAGCGGTGGCGGTAAAACCTCTGCGTACAAGGCCGGGCTGAGCGTGTGGGGACATCCGACCCTGACGAAGGGAACGGAGAGCCAGACGAAGAACAACATCACGACGCAAATGAAGACTATCCGCAACCTTCCCTTCTACTGGGACGAGATCACGGACGACAAGTACCGGGAGATCGTGTGGAAAGTCATGCACGAGGCGGATGGTGGCAAAGAAAAGGGCCGTAACCTTGACGGCCAGCGCACACAAGACGCGGGGACGTGGATGCTGGCGATGCATTATGCCTCCAACCAGTCGCTTCTACAGTTCTTGCGTAAGCACAACCCCACAACCTCTGCATCGGCAAACCGGGTCTTGGAGTGGGAAGTCAAGAACATTAGTGGCGTACCGGGCGATCGCCCTCCGGGATGGATGCCGGATGCCGAGGCCACTACCCTTATGGACACCACCGAACGGAACTACGGTCTTATGGGTCTCAAGTACGCCCGGTTTTTGGCGGACAATCACGAGCGCATCACGGCGGAATGTATCGCTAAGATCAACGAGGTGGAGGAAATCCTGCAGACCGGCAATGCCGAGCGCTACTGGATTTGCGGTGTCGGGCTTATGGTACAGGCGGCTAAGTACGCTCTGGAGTTGGGCCTTGATGTTAACCCAGCCGAGATCGAGGAGTTCATGTTCAAGGTCTATCGAGACAACTACAACTCCCGGGAGGAGTACTCCAGCGGTGGCGTCGTCGATCATAGCGAGGACGCTACTACTCGGTACCTCAAGAAACGCGAAGCGGAGGAGCGTGGAATTTGGTCCGATCATATAGCTCTCGGCAAGGGGAGAAGTGTGGCGAGACCGATGAACATCCTCAAGGGGCCGACGCAGCCGAAGAACACACAGGGTGGCGTCGAGTTCCGGTTTGCGCTGGAGCAACAGATGCTCTTTATAGCACAACGGGACTTCACCGCGTGGCTGGAAAGCGAAAAATTATCGGAACCTGAAATCCGAAAAGGGCTCGCGAAGGTGTACGGCGACATTAAGGTGAAGAAGATCGCGCTGTTACGGGGATGGAAGCAGGACGCAGGACGCGAGTATGTCCTACACATCCCGGTAAGGCCCGGTACCCCGCTGTGGGACTACATGGTGTCGGTATCGACGCAGGAAGAGCGTGCGCGGCTTGCGACCACTCTCCCCGTCGCGCTAGATGATGCCGATGCCGCTTGACCTAGAGCGCCTCACCAAGCTCATGGCTATGACGACCAGTGACAAGGACCCCGAGGCCCTTGCCGCTGTTCGCATGGCCAACAAGATGCTGAGCGGTTTAAAGATGACGTGGGGGGATGTCCTCAAGGTAGTCCCGCCCGAAGTGAAGATGACGATCTTCGCGCAGACACAACACGAGGCTAACTGGGATGAGCCCGCGTACCTCTCCGACAAGGTGCAGATCGACCTGATGTTCAAGTCGATCTACTCCGCGCCGAGGACCGGCGTCGAGGACTTCTGGCGGGTTGTCGATGGCATACACCAGAGCTACGTGACCCACGGCAGGCTCACTGCAGCCCAGTACAAGATCATCCGCCACTGCTACTCCCGAACCCTCAGACACGCATAGCCCAGTAGGTGCCGAGCACCGCGCCACTTACGGCAGCCGTAAGTAGCCACGGCTCGCGGGTGTATTCGACGATTACGACGCCTCCGAGCGCGAACAAGACACCGCTGCTAAGGCAGGCGCGAAGGATTTTACCATCACCTACGGCCTTCGTGTACTTCGCCCAGACGTAGTCGTAGACCACGGTGACGGCGAAGATGAGGAGCCATTTTATCATGGCTTCTCGATCTCAGCGGCAGCCGTGGCTGGAGGTTCGGCCACACAGAGGCGCGCACCGTTGCTGAATGTGATGATGGTGTGAGTGTCGTCCTTGTCCGCCCGGGGGCTGATCGCCGGGCAGTCCCCATTCACGGCGCGTAGCACCGCGACGACTTGGGCCTTTGCGACCTGTACCGGATAGCCATCTGGCTGCGTCAGGATCGCGAAGAGGGTGAGTAGGGGGACAAAGTACTTCATGGCTTCAACCTCATCACATGGATGGGGCCGCGCGTGTTGATGTCGTGCTCTGCCGCGATCCTGACGGCGTCCCGGGCGCACAGGCCAGCGGCCATGGCTCCGATGGCATACTCGTTGCCAGAGCCACAGGCGGCGTATTTGCGGGTGATGGGGGTGAAGCCTACTTCGTCCTTGTAGTCGAGCGGGTCTTCGCGGCAGGTGATCTTGAAGACCTGTCCTGTCGGCAGGACGAGGATGCCCGCGAACTCACAACGCAACTCAAGGAGCGCCTTACGATACGGTAACCCTTTGGCTGATTTGATCTTGCCGAGGAAGTCAATCATCTCGCGGGCGTCGTTGTCGCCTGCTTGACCCAGTAGTCCGCCGCTAGGCAGGCGGACTATCTTCGTGAGCGCCGTCACCTGCTGGTCGCCGATCGTCCAGCAACTGTCGCACGCCATTATCCCGGCCTTGTACGCTATGGTGGTCATTGGGGCCCCCTTCGCAGTGGCGACACAGGAACACGGGGATGCTCGTGTGTGCGCACTCGGCTACGTTCATTTGCGTGGCTTGATGGCTTTGAGCGACTTGTCGTTCTTGATGTTCGACTGCGGGTCGTGCGTGCCCTTCTTCGTGTAGTCCTGAGTGTTCTCAGGCCCGAGAAGACCTGTACCCATAGGGTGCATGTCGTCGTTCTCGTCTTTTGCGAAATTCTGGTGACGCTTGATCACGAGGCCACCGCACGCGGCGTCCATGTCCTGCGGATGTGATCCCTTGGCGTATATTTTGTTCGTCGGCTGTACCATCGTCGTTCTCCATGTTGCTGCGATATGAGCAGGTAAATCTTAAGGAATTACCAACCTTCGGTGGCCCGGTTTAGGATGTCTTCCCCGATGCCATAGCCGCCATGCTTTTCACGTAGACGGCTGTCCCGGGCATTAAGCTTCTGGGATTTCCGCTCCCAATTAGCGCCTGCGTCAGAGGGGTTTTTCACGTCGGCGGCTTGGTCCCGGATACCCTTGAGAGCGGCCTTGCCCACGCCTACCGGCCCCCCGGCATCCTCTGGGTTCTTCTTGTATGAGTTCGAGAGGGTGCCATAGGGGCTGACTGTGCCCCGCACCCAGTGCTCGGCCTCTTGCATACCTACCTTGAGCCCCGCACGGATACGTCCCTGCCTACCGCTATTTTCTCCGAAGGCGTCACTCACATCGCCGGGCTCGATGATGTTCTTGCCCCGGTAGTCGCGACCGCTAATTGCCTCGATCAGCGTGCTGATCAGCGGCGTCACAGTGAACGTGGACCGTAGCGCGCTCATGGGGTCTTCCTTACCCTGTGACGCCCGGTAGAGATGGGACGGGATCGAGACGGGACCGCGCCGGGTCTGGGAGGCATCCTCATTGCCGGTGATGAACTGCGCGAGCTTGTCCATCATTGGGTAGATGGCGAACGTGAGGAAGCCCATTGCCAGCATCTTACCTGCCGCGTCGATGCGGTCGGCAGCGCTGCTCTTCGGATGGAAGGCATCCTTGATCATGTTCGCGTAGGCGTTCCACATGCCGTAGTGGTAGCGACCGAACGTGAACAGGTCGTTGCCACTCATCACCTTCGACAAGAAACGTCCAGCCTCACCGCTACTCATGATGCGGTTGGGCACTTGGTAATTCGGGATGTCACGCTCAGCATGGATGATGGCTTGCTCCGTGGACATGCCCTTGCGCTCCAACTCCAGAATGCGCTGGGTCAGGAACACGTCGTTCGCGTGCCACATCATGCGTGAAGACCAATCATAAAATTTCTCGCCTAGTGCCTTCGGGTCGACGCCGATAATGTCGGCAACGCGACGCCAGCCCACGCCCTTTGGCCCGTTGGCCATCTCTGTACCGACACGACTGGCGAGACCTTGTGCGAAGTTGCGGGTGTTGACGCCGGGATAGATCAACCCCGCGCCGGAACGCATGAGACGTTTCTGTAGGTCATCTTGGTTCCAGACGGACTTGATCGCCTTCGCCCCGTCGACGATGAGCGAGTGCAATCCTGCCGGGGTGATGTTGTCCCAGCCGCGACCGACGAACCAGTGAGTGCCGACGTTGGCGATGTGCGCGGTCGGCATCCAGAACAGCAAGCGTGTGACGTTGTGGTTCAGGTTGCGCCACCAGTCATAAGTGTCGAAGCCTGACTTGGCGTAGCTGTCGAACACTTCCTTCATCTTCGGGTCCATGAAGATCGGCTTGCCGTCCGCGCCCTTCAGGTTGGGGAAGTCGGTCTGCTTCCAGCCCCGGTCGTTCGCGAGCTTGCCGTCGGTGGTGGACATCTTCCCGAACTCAGGCGAGTTGATGATCTTGTTCAGGAGCTTCAGGTTGCGGAAGCGCTGCCCCATGAGCGAGTTGGTCAAGAATGCAGAGAGCGCCGCGTTGTGCTGGTACTTCAACATCGCTGGCGTGTTGCCGAGACCGCGTGCGTGCTTCTCCTTCTCGGAGGCCATGGCCTCGCGCATCGTGAAGGTCTGCTTCGCGCCGGTCTTCGGGTCGGTGTAGACGTAGGGCTTGTTGGCCTCGAACTCGAACTTCGGGTCCCTGATCTTCTGGCTCTTGCCGTTGCGCCAGATGTTGTAGCCGTTGTCGCGCTCTTGGATGATATGACGGTGGCCCGATCTATCTTCCAGCGCGAAGTAGTTACGGTTGTTGGACATCGAGGCGGACACCGTGAGACCGTTATATTCGGGGCTCGTCGGGTCGTCCTTGTTCTTGAGGAGGTTGTACTCGCTCGTTTCACCGTCAGAGAGATGGGAGATATGGTCGTCAACGTCGCGCGCCGCGTTGTTAGGCGCGAAGATGTCCCCGCCTTCCTTGTAGAGCTTGTTCTCATCGAACACCTCCTTGAGGTGCTCGTTGTAGAGCCGCTGATCTTCGGCGGACAGGCTCTCAAGGTTGGTCTTGCCCTTCTGCTTGCCCGGCAGATCAACGTGAGCGCTGTCGGCGTCGCGAGCTTCGAAGATGCGCCGCTGTTGTGCGGTCTTCGATTTGGCGTCGGGCTCCTTGCTGTCGTGCCACATCGCATCGCTCGCTTGGAACAGCGCGGTGTTCGCAGCCTTGTTGGTCTGCTCGTTGGTGTGGAACATCTTCTGCAGGTCACGCAGCCATTTGCCGTGGTTGTTCAGCTCGTCCGCCGTCAGTGAGCGGGAATAGCTGCTGTCCCGGTGGGAGATATTCGCGCCCACCTTGCTGCCAGACCACTTGGAGTTCAGGAAGCGCTTCATCAGCGCCTTCACGTCGTGGCCGATCTGGTTGATGTTGAGCGACGCCTTCTCGTCGGTGCCGAACTCCTTCGCGAGGCGAGCCAGTTCGTTGGCCCTGCCGATGGCATTGCGCTTATCGTCGGCTGCCTGCGCCGCCTCGTACTTGGCCCGCTCCTCCGGGGTGACGTTCATCTTGGCGCGGAAGCGAGCTTCTTCGAGCGCTGCTGCACGCTCCTCGGCTTCTCTTGCCTTCTTGGACGACTTCAGCGCTTCATCTTCGCCCTCCTTGGTCACATCCTTGGTCTTCTTCGGACGCTCGGCATTGTCGGCCTTGTTCTTGATGGCCTTCTCGACCACGCCCTCCGCGATCGCCTCGGGGTCGACCTTGGTGTGCTCGAAGTCGCCTTCGGGGTAGTTCTTCGCCAGCCACTCCTTGTCGCGATTGCGCAAGGCATCATAGGGATCAGGACGTACCTCGGTGCCTTCTTTATAGTTCTGCCCAAGCCACTCTTTCTCCTCGCGCTCAAGGCGATCGTGGTAGGTCTCTTCAGTGTTGCCACGCTGCTCCATTGCCACCTTGGCTTCCGCCTTGTCGACGGCATCGCTGCCGCGACCCTTGGCGTACTTCAGCCGGTCCTCGGCTTGCTTGGCCGCCCGGAACTCGTCGACTGCCTCTTCGGGGCCATGGCGGAGGATGCGTTCGTCCTCCCGGAATTTCTGGAGCTTCTCCTGTTTCGTCAGCGCTCGGCCAAGGGTGGGGTCGACTACCTTGCGCGAGGAGAGCAAGTTGCGCGCCTCACGCGCCAACAGCCACTCGCGCGGCTTATGCGCTGGTACCCAGCCCTTCTCGGGGAAGCCATGGTGCGCGGCGCGCGCGAGGGTTTGCGCAGGCGTCTCTTTATCAAGCTCGGCTTGTTCTCGATGCCCCTTCTCAAACCACTTCTTGACGGCCTCGTGCTTCTCAGCGTTCTTGGCCGCTGTCGCCACGGTGTTCGCCGTGACCGGTTCGCCCTTTTCGTTCTTCAGGTCGCCGATCGGTACGCCGCCCTTGTTCTTACGAACGCGCTTGCCCTTGACGGCCTCCAGCGCGCTGTCGGGAGCGTTCCGCAGAGCCTCGGCCTTCTCGTGCTCGCCTGCAGCCTCGAACTTCTTGATGGCATCCTTGACGGCGGCGCGCTCCTTGACGGGCTTCGCAGGCGCGGCAGTCTCCGCCTCACGTTCAGCCTTCGCTTTCTTGAGTTGCTCTTGTTCGGCCCGCAGACGTGCGAGTTCCTCCGCGAGGTTCTCGTCCTCGGGGTTCGCTTTGGGGCCGCTCTTCTTGGGCTTCTCTTCGCCGACAAGCTCTTCCTTCGACGGATGGGAGCCACCGTCGTAGGTAGCGGGCTTCTCTTCTTTCGGTTCGACGAGCCCGCTTTTTTCCATCTCAGGGCGGATGGACTTCAACGGTAACGTAGAGCCCTTGTCGTACTTCGCGTCCCGCCATCCGGTCCCGGGCTCGTCATCGACACGCGGGGCGTTCTCGGGCGATACCCCCTTCTGGAGGGCCCTCTTGCGCTTCAGCACCTCTCCTTCGTGCTGCATATTGAGCACGTTGCTCTTCTTAGACTTCGCGACCGCAGCTTCGGCTTTTGCCGGTTGGGCCGGTTGGGCCGGTTGGACCGGTAGGGTAGTTTGCTGCTCTGGCGCAGATTTTTTATTTGCGTTTTTCGATTTTGATTTCGCGGCTTCGCCCTTTCGAGCTTTATTTTTCTTCGCGTTCTCGAAGATGTTCGACGCGCCGGGCGAAGCAGGCCGCTCGGGCGTCACGACGCCGCGCTGCTCAAGGGTTTCTCGCGTCTTCCGCGCCGCCTCGGCCTCTTGCCGGGGGCCACTTACGGTGGCCGTAACCGGCTCGGTCGGGGGCAGGCCCTTTTCGGCGCGCAGTTTTGCGTTCTCGGCCTGCAACGCCTTGAGCGTGTCACCGATATTGGGTTCCTGCTTGGGCGTGAAAGCTGCTACCGGCTTGCTCGGGCGCACGTCCTCCTGTGTCGCCACGGCGTCGCCGGGCTTCGGGAAGCCGCCGTTGTCGTCCTCGGGCGGAGCCATGCGCTTGTTGCGCCCCTTCTTTCGGGGGACGCCAGCGTTGTCGTCGAGGTTGGCTCGGATGCCCGGATTGTTGGGATCAGCGGTTTTACTTGGGGCGTTCTGCTCGTTCGCCTGATCCAGCGCGGCCTTTTGCGCCGGGTCTATGTCACCGGTCGTAACCTGCGAGTTGTCAGCCGGCGCACCTTTTTTCGTGCGGGTGGCGTCCGGTTTACCGGTCGCGGTGTTGCCCGCACTATCTGTGGGCTTGTTGTCATCCCGCGCGCCAACTGTCGCACCATCGGCATCAGGAGGAGTTTCGGGAAAGGCTGCCCCTTCAGTGTTGGTATCTTCAGCTTGGGTCTGCGTGGTCCCATCACCAACGTCTTCGTGCGCTTGCTCTGCGCCCGGGTTACGGGCCTCGCCGGGTCGGCCAGCAACCTTGCCGACGCGCGCGGCGATGTTTTCACCGACGCGCTCACCAGCCTTGTTAATTGCTGTGCCAGCTCGATTGAAGCCCGGAGCGAAAGCACCGGCTGCGAACTGCAGTGCGAGGTCCCCGGCATCTTGGTCCTCCCCTTGGATGTAGTTGCCAATGGCTCCGACGGCGGACTGCACCGCACCTGCACCGCCGCGAGTAATCGCTTCGGCAACCGGTCGTCCGAACTTGTCGACGAGCGCGTTACCTGCTCCCTTGACGACGCTGCCCGGGCTCATGCCGATCATCTGACCGCCGATTTCACCCGCGAGCGAGGCGTAGTGGTGGGCCTTCTCGTTAGCCTGCATCTGCGCTTCGTCTTGATCGGCCCACTGTGGCGCGACCGCATGAAGCAGGTCGTGCTGTGCTTTCTCGGCAGCCGCCGAACCGGCAACGAAGCCGCCGAACCCAGCGGCCACCTGTGCGACTGGGCCAGCGGGCGTGGCCAACCCGGCACCGACACCTGCGCCTAGTGTACCAACTACGCCGGGGATCACGTTATGTGCGAACCTGCGCACGCCCGACATGAGCGCGCCTTCAGGCTCGGGGCCTTCGCCGTATTCCTTTATGAAGTCCTGCGGGCTGAACTCTTTGATGAACCCCTGCGGGTCGAACTCGCGTGCGTTATCGTTCCCGCTGCTGGCTTGCGGGCCATGGTCTTCGATAAACTCTTGTGGGTCGAAATCATCGTCAGCCATTACTGGGCCTCAAGAATTTTTCGAACCGCTGCAGCATCCTTATGGTTGGGGTTGGCGTTCAGCCACGACTGTGCGCGCGCCCGTTTCGCCGGGTCCATCTTCTGTGCGCTCTGTGGCGTCGTAGGCGAGGAGGTGCGGGCCTGCGGGGTCGGAGCCTGCGGGGTCCCAGTGAACTGTTGATCCGCAGCGACGCGATACTTCTTCGCGATCTCGTTGTCCTCGTCGGTAAACCGCTGACCGGCAGCCATCTTGGCCTTGAGGTAGCCCAGCTCGCTCGTCTTGTCAGAGCGAGCGTCCTTGCGGGCTTCTTGGTCGTAGAGGAAATTGACGCGCGCCATCGCCGCGTCATGCTTCTGTTTGGTAGAGAACTCCCACTGCAGGGCCTTCTCATGGGCGATCCGCTCGTGCGACGCATCGGTCGCCGCTTTACCTTCGTTCTGAAGCCGCACTTTTTTCTCGGCGTTGACGCCCTCTAGGCGCTTACCTTCGAGCTTGTTCTTGCGCTCTTCGGCGGCGCTCTGCTCGTTCGCCATCCACTGCTGGCGGGCAGGCTCGGCGTTGACGTTGCCCTTGCCGAACCGCAAGGTAGAACGTTCCTCTAGGTCAGAGCCGTAGGGGCTCTTCTGCTTGACCTTGCCGACGTAGTTGCCGTTCTTGTCGTGCGTGCCGGGGATCGGCGGTTGGTCACCGGGGCCAAGGCCGTGACGTGCGTTCTCGGTGTCGATCGCTTCGTCGCTCTTGAGATTGCCAGCGAACTCCATGTCGCGACCGGGATACTTGTCAAGGCTCTGCGCGTGCGGTCCCGAGTAGCGCTTCGGCTGATAGCCAGCGCCATCACGCAGGTTCTGCGCGTTGCTTTCTTCGTCGCTGGGACCCGCGCGACCCGGGATGGTGGAGCGATCCGGGTCTTTCTGCGGTGGCTTGGCGTCCTCCTCGTCGTCGTCAGCCTGATCTTGGGCCTTCAGCTTCGCTGCCGGGGACTGGGTCGGGGTCTGGGACTGTGGCGTGTCGCCGTCGCTCTGCATGCCAGCCTGCGCATTCGAAAGCCGCTGCAGCATCGCAGGCACGCCAGTGTTGAACACCTTGTCGAACTGGGCCTCGTTACCAACGTCGAGGACCTGTTTGAACTGCGGGATCGAGAGATTGTACTGCACGGTGTGCGTCGAGCCCGGCATCTGCACAACCGCGATCACGCCGTGATTGCCGTTCGGCGAGAAGATCACGTTCGACCCATCGGGCATGTGGTCCTGCGCCTTGTTCGCGGCGTCGATGGCCGCCTTCAGGTCGGGACGTTTCTCAGCGGACCCGTTGAGAGCCTGCAGCGCATAGGTGTTGTAGGTGCCCCAGAGGACGCGGTTGCCCTGCACCAGCGCCTTCCCGGCCTCAAGGCCATGCTTCATGACCGCGTCGTGGATGGCGTACACGCCAGTGTCGGCGGGCGTGTCACGGAGACCGCGCCGCGACTGCGCATTGATCTTCTGGATCAGACCCGGATTGACCGCGCCCTCGCCCGCAAGCATCTTCTTGATGTTGTCTTGGCGTTGCTGGTCAGGACCGGCGTTGCCGAGTTGACCGTTCTGAGCGGGGGGCTGACCTTGCTGTTGAAGCGCCGCCTGCGCGGTGTCGTCGTCCTCGTCTTTGATCGCATTCGTGAAGCGGCCACCCTGCTGGGCCACCTGCTGGTCAACGCCAGTGCTGTCGTCCTCGACGCCCTGACCTGAATTGACAACAGGCGCGGAGAGACCCTGCTCATCCTGCGGGTTGGGCGTGTTGATGGGCACGTTGGGGTTATGGCTCTCACCATCGTCAATGGCAGGAGGCGTGGGATCGTTCTGGGTGTCCGTCGGATCATAGTTGCCGTCATCGAAAGCCATCACTAATCCTCCGTATCGGAGATCGCGCCGCCTTGCGCTTGTTTGTTCTCCGCAAGTGCGCGCGGCCCGTTCATCTGATGAATGCCAAGGTCGCGGCTCATCGGGTTGTTCAACTGGCTCGCCCCGTTATCGCCCGCATATTGGTCGTAGAGCCCGTAGGCTTTGCCTGCGAAGTTGTTGAGCGCGCCGCCGATCTTGAGCCCGAGAGGGCTGGTGGTCTGGTTGCGACGATCGTCGACGTTCGGTGACTGGTTCACGGTTGACCAATCGGGCCCGCCCGGTGCCACGCTTTCGTCGCGCTTGGTCGGGATGTTGCGACCCTCATCGCCCTCCGGGTAGTAGACGTTCGCGTCGCCTGTCCCCGTTGCGGGAGCCATGCCCGGGCTGTCGGGTGATCGCGGTTTGATGTCCAGCATCTGCTGTCCACCGCTCCCGTCAGCTCCGCCGCCGTCCGATAGACCGTGCTGCTGGTACATGTACTGCATGACCTGATCGACGCTGTTCAGCGCCTCAGACATATCGTTCTGTTCCGGTGTGCCATTGCTGTCGCCGCCGCCCGCCTTCGGATCAGCAGGGGCCGCAGACGCGCCATCGCTGTCGTCAGCGATCGCGCCACTGTCGGGTGCGCCGCCACCGCCCGTGTTGCTATCGTCCGTCGGGATCGCGCCCTCTTCATTGTCTGCCATGACTTACCTCGTTGGAGCCGGTTTGGCCGGCGCGGAAGTCAGTCGCTTCTTGCGCGACTGGTCGATCAAATTCTGAAAAAATTCTTGGCCCTTCCACAGCGCCACATCCTTCGGGATCACGAACTCGTCCGCGTTGAGATGGCCGGGAGCACCGCTCGGCATTCGCGTCGGCACGTCATCCGTGCGCGCGCCATGGCTCGGGCTCGCGCTTTGCGGCACATGACCGACGCCTGTGAACTGGCGTCCGCTGCTGTCGTAGTCGCCCACCCGGCCCCCGCGCGCCATATCGCCGCCGCCACTGTCGAAGCTCGACATATCGCCGCCGTTACCCTGATCGACACCAACGCCCGCGCCGTCGTTGTAGTCGCCGCCCGGGTCATTAGGGCTCGCACCCCCAGTCGGAGGCGGGTCGGTAAACCCTCCATCGCCACCGGGAGGTGTCGGCCATGCGCCGGGTTCTTCAATGGCACCGCTATCCGGTCCCTGCGGAATGTCGGTGCTTGAAGCGTCGGGTTGTGGTTGTCCACCGCCGCCACCCGAGAAGCTCTGCGAGCCAGCGCCGCTATGGTCAGGCATCCACGCCGGGCCACTCGACGAGCTGCCGGGGCCGCCGCTCCCGTCGCCGCCACCGCCGCCACCGCCGCTCTTCGAGCCGCTGTTGTTGCCACCGGACGAGGTGCTGGTGTTCTGACTGGTGCTTTGTGACTTGTTGGCCGAGAAGGGCAGCTTGGTCTGCATGCCGGTCGAGAGGAATTTGTCTGGGACGCCGTACAAGTTCGCGCCAGTGTTCGCGTTCGCAAGCTCGGCGTTGGACGCGCCAGTGTTCGCTTGGATCGCGGTGTTGTTGACGTTGGATATGGCAGCGGGGAGCTGCGCTCCCACCTGTACCGCTTGTCCGCGCAGGGCCTGACCGGTTTGGATGTCGGCCATACGCTGTTGGTTCTCCGCCCCCGCGATATTGGCGGAGTTCTGAATTTTCGCCGCTTCGTCGAGACCGGCGTAGCGACCATCAGAAGGATTGACACCGTAGGAGCGGAGGGCCTCTTCGCTTTGGTCAAGCGCAGACTTTCCAGCTTGGGCTTGAGTGGCACCCGCCATTCCCATATCTGTGGCCATACGCGCAGGCGAGGCGTAGCTGTTTGCGTCAGCCACGAGTTGCGCGTTTTCAGGTGCGAAGAGGTTGTTGTACTGGTTCGTCAGGTTGGTCGACAGCCCGTTCATCTGAGATGACACGTTGAAAAAGTTGTCGACAGCCTGACTGGTAATGTTTGAGGTCTGATTGAACACGCTGCCAGCCCAGTCGTAGAGCTGGCTGGCATAGCCTTGAGCCTGCTGCGCGATCTGGTCGATGATGCTGTTCTCAGGCGTCTCAATCGGAAACGTAGAGGAGGTGCTCTGGGAGCTACCGCTGCTGCTGCTCATGGACATGGTTCGGGCCTCAAAAATACCTCCCCCAGCCCTATCACCGTGCCCTTAAGGGCAGGTTAACCGGGTTACGGTGCCCGTAAGTGTCAATGGAGGCTGACCTTGAGGGTCTTGATGTTGATTGTGGCAGCGAGGTTCGTCGACTGGCCGCTACCGCCATTTGCCGTGGCGAAGTCGACCGCATGCTGGGGGGGACCGAGGTTACCAAGGCTGTAGTCGAGGAATTGATCCACCCACCCTTTGGAGCCGGTCACCTGAACCTGATCGGCAGTGTTACCCGAGGTGGACAGGACTGTCTTTTTCAGGTTGTCCTTCCACGTCGCTAGTCCAAAAATCATAGTCTTGACTTGAGACGCCGCGACGACGTTGAAGCTGATATTCGACGTAAACTGCGAGAGATCGAACACCAAATAGCCGTCGATGTTGAAGAAGCAGGTGCCTCCGCCGCCGCCAGCCGGGCCTTGGGAGAACTGACCGTCTGTCACCATCTGGCCCAGCCACGCTGCAGAGCCCGCGTTTTTAGCGATTGTATCCGATGGAGTATGGCCCGCCCGCGCCGAGTTGGTGAAGCTAACCGCCTCCCGCTGCCATGCGTTAGTAGTGAGTGTCGCCGTGCCCGCGCCCGTTGGACCGTTGTTGATCGTAAAGGTCCCACCGGGAATAACGGGCTGTAACAGCGAGAACGGTGCACCTTGGATGTTCACGTCACTGAGGTTAAAGGTGAAGTTGAAAGGACCGTTTGGGTTGCCGACCCCGCCGTTGCTGGCGTACAGGATCGCGAACGGTCCACTGCCAAAGTGAACGTCGAGGATGGTAGAGAACAGGAAGTCTGGGGAGAAATCTACCTCGACCATTTCCACTGTGCTCCGGTATTCTTGTCCGAGAAGACGAGCGCGTTGATCTGCTCAACATCCACCCAGTTCGGGCTGGTGTGATCGTTGTTTTGGAACACCCTGACCTTTTCCGTCACGCGGCTTACTTCATTCCATTGCGGCTTCGGAGGCTTTTGCCCAGAGCTATTCGAGTTGGTGTTCAGTTGGTTGCCGAGCATCTTCAGCATCTGAAGGATTTGGTTGATGATGCCCGCGATCTCGTTGTTGAACTGCTGCTGCGCTCCCGGCGAATTCGATGTAGGCGGCGAGACAGCACCGGGCAGCCCGGGAATATTCTTCGGGCCGGGTATTTGCGCCGCTGGTTTCGGCGGCAGATGACAGACGGGGTTCTGGCTCATGTTTGCGCCATTGCTTTGACAGAGGTACCGATCTGGATGTTCGAGATCGGCACGCGCGCCTCAACTTCGAACTGCCACGTTTCATTCTTGAAGCCTGACGGGATGCGGAGAAGCTCTTGGATGTTGCGGATTTCACGCTGCATCACGAGGTTACCGCCCGCGTAGACGCGGATGATCCCGTACTGCCCCGCTGCTAGGGCGTTCCACGATGGGTCGTTAAACGGCGCGGTGTTGCGCGTGGCGCTTTGCGCAGGTGTGCCCGGTGGGATGTCGAACCAGATACGCATGGCCGAGAAGTTCTTTTTGCTTCTTTGCTGGAAGAGTTTGCTCCTCCACTTGTATGTTTGCATAACCGGAGCCGGATCGCTGAAGTCGTAATAGTACACACCGGTACCTTGCATGACGAGACACACCGCAGACCAAGGATCGAGGCGAACGTTGTAAACGTCGAGTTGGTTTGGGCCAGTGAGCTTATTGAAGCCCAGACGATGTCCACCGGGCTGCGGCCATATCGAAAAGCTCTGAGCATCCGATGCATTAAGCTCGATCGTGAAGCCCTGTTGCGCGACGCTGTTGTCCCCATTGCGAACCGTCCCCATTGAGAAGTAGCTCGACACGAGGAAGACAGAGCGCAGGTTCTTCTGCGGCGAATTCTGCTGCCATTTCTCGCGCGTGATCCAAAGCTCGGACGTGTTGGTCACGGAGCCGAACTGCGTGACGAGGATCAATCCGTTCGGCGAGGTGTAGTACACACCGTCGTTGTTGCCGAGGATCGACCCACGCGAGTGGCAGGGCTCACTGACTTGAATTTTCTGCGCCGTCATGGCCGCAGGAGAGGAGCCGCTGGCGATGTAGGGCGAGCCCGACGTACAGGCGACGACGCTGCTCCCTGTGACGCCAAGTCCCACGATGGGATACTCGGTGGTGAGCACATACGAGCCCGGCCACGCATGGGGGCGGTAGGGCTCGCAGAACCAGATTTCGTTCGCGCGCCAGCCCACAATCATGCCGTTAGGCATCGAGACCATGCCTTGCAGGTCCTCCGGTGGAGGCGTCCACAACTGCGAGGCAAGCTGGGTGTTCGTCGCCACGAGATCGTCGGTGTTCGTGTCAACGTAGGTCGGCGTCGTGATCAGCAAGTCGCCGAACGGCGCGTTGCCTACGGGGGTAACTTGGAAGTATGTGGTCGAACCACCGACGCCAGAAATAGTTCGATAAAGTCGTATTCCGACGAGATTTCGAGTAATTCCGAGTTGGTCTGGAGGAGGTTGGAATAGCGATACCGTCCACGTGCCATTGCTCCAGCCCGTAACAATCGTCGCTGGCGAAGGCGGGCTCTCCTCGCCATAAGCCGAGATGTACGTGTAGACATAGGCGCGCGCCTCCAACACGGACGACGAGGTTAGATCACCCCACAACTGCAGGTCAGGTTTGTTGATCGCGAGGTTGTTGATGACAGGCGGCGGCCCGTTCGTGAACGTCTGGTTCGAGACCACTCCGTTCAGGCCGGTGTTGTCGGCAAGCTGGATGCCGATGTTACTGTCGAAGATCATACCGATCCAGTACTGCGTGTTCATCAGCAGTCCGGGAGGATTGACGAACGCGGATAGCGCAGCGGTACCGGCAATGACGCCAGTCGTTATCTGGCCCGTTCCAACCAAGTTGGCCGGGGTACCATTGTTGTCGGAGTACACCACCGCAGCGTAGTTGCAGGTAGGGTTCGTGACCGTCGGCATGAACGAGACATCGTTCAGGCTCGCCGCGCCAGTCGGAGTGATCGGGACCAAATAGATTTCATTGGCCCCGGGCGTGAAGCCGCCTGACGACAGCGAGTTCGGATAGCCTAGCTGAAGCGTGTCACCTCCGCCTGTAACGACAACACCCGGGGAGCATCCCGGTGCGGGTACTCCCAGCAGCCAAGCAGGCTGTCCTGCCTGCATTCTGGCGCGGGTGTTATAAGTCGGGGCGACGGATGGACTGGCGAAGTAAAATCGGTCGAAAAGGTCATCCACAACTGGGCTGCGCATGACATCTGTGTCAGGATCAGCGAACTCCACCCAAGTAGAAGCTCCTGTGATAGAAGCGTCAAAGGTGAGATTGGTGCCGCCTTGGAAGGTTGTGGTTGCGGCCCCGTTATAGGTCCACTTAAGGCGCGCTCCTCCTGTATTGTCTGCAACAAGCGTTGAGTTGTACGCAGCGCCAGTGGATGGCGCAAAGACTTCAACGCGATCAGGCCCCGTGGCGAGGATGTTTTTCGTGACGGGTGAGGTTTGGTCAATAGCTGGGTTAGCAACGGTACCAATGCCATAGAGTGTTCCTTGGTTGACAGCGCTACCGTTGTCGATGGTGATAGCGCAAAAGAAATTGGTCGCAGTGAGCGCGGTGGTCGCACCGATCTGCACGTCGTAAGCTTGCGAGATCGCGTTGCGGAACGTGTAGACTTCCTCGCCCAGCGTAACCTGATCACCGTCCAAGGCGTTGGAGATGACCGTGACGATCGCGTTGGCGATATTCTGAGTGATGTTCGGCAGGCGGTACGCGAACTTCGAACCGCCGTTCTGGAATGCGTGAAGAAGCTTTGGCGTGCGCCAGCCGGCTAGTGCTCCCGAGAACAGATAGCCGTTCTGCGAGAGCACAGACTGCCCGTCGGGGATGAGGTGATCATCCCACGCCGGGAGCATTCCGCCGAACTGCTGGAGCTTAAATGCCTCGGCGGAGGTTTGCGTTCGTGGCGTTCCGGTTGGCATCTAGCCCTCATGTATCAGCCCTGTACGTGCCCAATTTTCCGGTAATCGGGTCGGGCACGAGGTCGTTCGGACGATACACGGGGGTGGTAAAGCCTTCCTTAGCGGCCTCGGCGGCGGCATGAGCGGCCCGTAGACGCTGGGCTTCCTCAAGCTGGGCCTGTGCGCGCTGCTGGGTCTTGCGGCCAGCCTCAAGCTCCTCTTCGAGAGCCGACATCTGTCGCGCGGTGCGCGGCGGCGGCACGTACTCTCTCGGCTTGGCGGCCTCGGCCTGCCTCTTCATCTGGGCTTCCAACCCCTCGTAGCCCTGCGCGAGGGCCTCCTCAAGGAGCGCCGGTTTGGGCGGCGGAGGTTCGTTCTGTTGCTGCAGCAACTTGAGTTTGCGAGCGAGGTTCTGTTCTTCAGCCAGAGCCATTTGCTTGGCCGTCGGCCCTTGCGGAGCCTCCTCCTTCGCCGCGCTCTGATCCATTACTTCCTGCTGGGTCGGTGCCATTATCGTCTCCTTTTGCGCTGTGGGTTGCGCCGTGGTTGCGTCGTTCAAGTCCACCCTTTGAAAGGGGCGGTGACGGTGTTTCTTTGACATGTCTCTTCATCTCCATATCCTCGAATTGTTCGAAGATGGGTCGTGTTCGCGCCCATAGTCCAATCGGTAGGATCATCGTCCGCGACTGTGGTTGGCCTTCATGCCCTGCAAGGCGAGGTTGGCCTGACGGCCAGTCTTGCCACCAGCACCCTTCTTCTTGTTGGCGAACTCTTTGGTGCTCATGCCGGCCTTCTTGGCTTTCGCCTTGAACTGGCCGTGCGAGTTGGAGAATGCCTTCTCCATCCAGTGCGGATCGTTGCTCATACCCGTTTGTCCTCTTCACATGAAGCGGTGATGGCGATACCCGGAACGGGCGCAACGTCGGCGTTCTCACCCGCATCCTTTTCGAGCTTCGCGACGAACGTGGACCGCATAAGGTCCGCAAGTTCTTCGCGCTGGTCGCCGTATTCCTCACCCTTCAAGTACGCCTGACACTTGTCGAGCGTATCGAACGTGAGGATATGATTGACCTTGATGGGCTCGTCGATGACTGGCTCACCGGCAACGATGATGTATACGAGGGCTACGATCATCCACATCTTACTCTCCTGTTTTGTCCCGATTGAAGTACATGTGGCCCGCAGTCAGGACTGTCCCGGAGCCGAAGAGGCAGGTGATGATGGTGGTAGCCCACGTCGCTACATCACCGTGTACGGCAGGCGTTGATCCCCACTGCAGAACATTGTCCCATACGATGACTTTCCATTCGTAGATGATCCACGGGGTCGCGAAACCCACGACTAGGGCAGATAGGACCCACGATGCCCCGATCACTTTTAGGGCAGATACGCGCGCGTCCTCGGCCTTCGCGGAAGCAGATACAAGCGCCGTCGCCACGGAGACATCGCCGCCAATTCGGGCGGCGGTCAATTTCACCTTGCTGTTGAAGTACGTCGCCGTCAGCGACGTAACCATCGTCGAGATGCCGGGGATGCAATTGATGAAGGCGAGGATTGCTGCGATCATTTGATCTTACCATCTGGTTCGTACTCCGCGTTGCGGCGACGGCCCATCTCAGTGACGAGGTTCGAGAACACGAGCCAGAACGTCAGGTACTTCGGGTTGGCGAAGATCGGGGATAGGTCAGTTGCCTGCGCGGCAGCGAAGGCCGCGCCGATGAACATGTTGATACGCGCCCACAAGATGGTCTCGGAGCCATGAAACGTGCCGTGCACGTAGTTGTACTTGTCACGGAGGAACTGGATCATAGGTGCACCAAATTGTTGGCCGCGTCGGCTTTCTTCTCTTGGTAGATTTCATACGCGATACCACCAGCGATAATCGCGCCGACGGCTATTGCGGTGGGCACCCAGCCGTAACCTAAGCTGTGGATAGCTGCCCCGGTGGCTACTGCGCCGCCCGTTGTGGTCTTGCCAGCGGTCTGGGGAACGTGCTTGGCTTTCGGCTGCACCACATGAGACAGGTCCGGGCCATCAGGTGCGGGGTTCGGGTTGCCGGCTGCTATCCCCCCGGCGTAAGCCCGCAGATCGGCGACCCGACTTCCCCAGCCGTGACCGAACTCGGCCCAAGCCGAGCCCCCTCGTATTGCATGCATGAACCGAAGCCGCTCGTCGCACATCTTGTCGACGAACTCCTTCGAATTGGTCGCCATCAGCTTGTCGACCAAAGCCTGATCCATGCCGCCCGCGCCCAAGGAGAGCAAAGCGCGGGCGACACGGATGGGTCGGGACACACCCGAGTTCACACCGTAGTCGAACATGACAACGTCGATGCCTTTAGGTAGGTCATTGAAGCGGACACCGTTGGCGTATTTGACGGCGTAAATGGCTTCAGCTTCAGCCAAAGTCATGTTGCGGACAGCGGACGCCCATGCGGCCATCGAAGTCATCTTCTGACCGCGATGTTCTGCAAGGTCGTAGCAGGTGATGCCATACTTGGTGGGCCCGCCCGGGTCATTTTTATCCCAGCCAAAGCCGCCTTCGTACCGACCGATCATCCTGTCGACGAATGGCTTGTAATCCGCCAGCATCGTTATGCCTTCGGGGCTTCCGCACCATGAACGGCCTCGGCTGCTGGCGCGGGCGCGGCAACCACGGCGGGCTTGGTGGCAGGGGCGATCTTGGCAACCACGTCAGCCGACGCGGCCTTCAAATCAGCCTTTGCCTTGCTCTCCACTGAGCCGAGCGCGGTGCGCAGGTCAGACGGAACGCCATTGGCGAAGTCCTTGATCTTCGTGCTGAACAGGACGCCAGCCACGAAAGCGGCGGTAACGGACACTAGGGTCACGTTGAAGTAAGCGAGAAACTCGGACATTGGTTTTCTCCGTTAGGGGGCGACGACGGTGAAGCCCATGGTGTCGATCTTCACCTCGCTGCGAGTGTCCGAACTAGACACCTGAAGCGTAAACGTCTCGTTAACGGACCCCCCGGCCAGCGTGAAAGCCACACGATTATGTTCGGCAAGCAGGGTGATGGCCGAGATGACGATGTCGGTTACGGTCGCCGTAAGGTTGGTGATGGTGGGCACGCCAGTGAGGCTCACGCCCTCCTCCAGCCATCGCGTGTAGTCGATGGTGTATCGGGCAGTGCCGCCAGCGGTGTGAGCCTTCTGACCAAGGAGCGCCATGCTTACACCACGTACTGCTCACCCTCGATGGTGATGGTGAGGGAGGTGGCCGCGCTCGCGCCGCCGACGAGGAAGTCCGTAGAGAGCATTTTGAGGTTGCCGTACCAGTCATAGACCGAGTTCGCGGCCACGCTCTGGGCGTTGAAGAGTTCGGTGCCTGCCACGTTGCCGCCAGTACCACCGAGCCAGAGGGAGAACGTCACTGCGCCCGCCGTCTTGTTGACGACGTGGATGTGCTTGATGATGTCGTAAATCAGCGCCGAGCCCTGATTGTAGACGTTCGTGGTCAACGTATTCGTCAGCGCCAGTGGGCCTGCGGTACGTTTAATTGATGGGTTCGCCATGACTTTCTCCTGCCTTTTTCCCTACCAGAAGGGCGTTAATGCTTCCTTACGACCACAGTCCTTGGTTCGACTTGCTGTTGAGTTGGATAGGCCAACAGCGGAAGAAGGAGCCGGCAGCCATGGTTGGGGCAGCCCCGGGAGCGGCAGAGGCGGCTACCTGTGGGATAATCGTTCCGCCAGCATTCACGTTCATCACGCCCCTGAAGTAGATGACAGTGGTATTGAGCGTGGTGATCGCCGCCGTCATGACCAAGCTGGCTGCGAGCGAGCCCGATTGCGCCATCGAGGCCGCGTTGAGGGCCCCGGTACCGGTCTCTGAAAACGCCACGACCCGGCCATTCGTGAATGTCGCAGTACCACCAAGCAGGATGCCCCATGTATGCGAAGTCGTGCTGGTGTCCGTGATGATGTAGCAGCCTTCGAACTCATACTGAGTGTTTCCCTCAACGGTGAGCGCGCCGTTGGTGGTCCCGTTGAGCGCCTTCTGCGCGCCGAGCGCGTTGTTCATGGTGAAGAGTGATTGCAGAACCATCCAGCTTTCGCCGGGGATACTTCCTACTCCTTGTTGGTTTCCGAATGGCTGCATGGAGAGCCCAGCCATCGCACCGGCCAGCAGATTGTCATCAGGGATCGCAGGCGCTATGTCGTCGTAGACACTGAGCACAACGGGAGTTGACGCAGGGCCGCCTGCTCCCTGCGGTCCCTGCGGGCCAGTGTTGCCCGTCGCGCCAACCTGTCCTTGTGGGCCGGGGATGATGAAATCAGACTGCGCACCCGGCGCAATGTCTTCGTCAACGCTATACGCCAACGCACCCTGCGGGCCCGCAGCGCCGACCGCGCCAGTCGGGCCAGTGTTGCCTGTATTTCCCGTATTTCCTGTATTTCCCGTATTTCCTGTGTTTCCGGTGCTGCCCGTCGGACCTTGTGGGCCCGGCGCGTAGCTGTCCGCACCGTCAGCGCCATCTACGCCATCGTTTCCCGGAGGGCCTTGATTGCCTGCTGGTCCTGCCGCACCTGTGCTTCCTGTTGGGCCCGTCGCGCCTGCTCCTGTCGGACCTGTTCCGCCGTTTGCCCCGTTGGTACCAGCAGCGCCCGTCGGGCCTGTAACACTCGCCCCCGCACTACCGGTGGGCCCGGTACTACCTGCCGAACCGGAAGGTCCCGTAGCTCCTGTATTTGAAGATGTGCCGTCATGTCCTGTCGTCCCTGCTGGTCCGGTCGGCCCTTGCAAACCGATGATTGATGTGATCGGGGCCGTAGGGCCAGTGACGCCGACGCCCGCATTGTTCAAGATCGTGAAGGCTACATGGTCAAATCGTATCTCGCCTCGCGTGGTGTTCTGTTGAAAGATCACGTTGAACATCTCGCCGACCGTGCTGTCGGCGACGTAGTAGTGGAAGCCTTCGTTGTCCCCGTCTACCGTGACACCGTCGACTACGGCATTGCCGTTGCTTACGGTGGCCGTAACCGTCGTCAACCGCTCGTCGCTCGTCAGCCACGGACAGTCGATGTGGTAGCGGATACGTTCGCCTACTTGCTGGGATTTGGTGTTGAGGAGCATCGTTATCTCCTCGCGGGTACAACGAACACCTTGTCCTGTGCAGGGACGACGAATGCCATATCCTGTGCAGGGACGACGAACACCCTGTCCTGTGGCGGCACATGGAAGACGTTGTCGCTCATGACCTACCCCACAATCGTTGCGCTAGAGATCGTCGGCAGGACAGGTCCGCTATCCCATGCGGTGAACCCAGTCGGAGGGGTTGACGGCGTTGGATTGAGTGTGGCGTGCGAGGTAGCCGTGGTGAGCCGCGCATACGGGAAGAGCGCCGCCGTGAGGGTGCCGATAGTCAGACCACCAATGTTCGCTCCCGGGTCAGCCGAGGCACCGCCGAACGTGCCGTTCCAGTTGCCACCGTTTACTCGAAACCAGAACTTGCCGTTCGTGAAGTCAATGCAGAGATCGACCGTGTTCGCACCACCGGTCAAACCGGAGCCCATACCTTGACCACCAGTGCCGGGAGAGAACGCCGTGTTTGTCTGAATACAGATGATCTGGTTCGCTTGTCCGCCCGAGGCGAGGCCAAGCGTGTCGGCAAGAGAGCCGACGCCGACATAGTCGAGGTTGTCACCTGCGCCTTGAAGGTCGACGCTGGTGAACGAGATCATCCATTTGCCGGAAGACTTTCCAGTCGTTCCGCGCACACCGCCGTTGCTGGCGCTGTTGCCTGTAGCTATCAGATTGCCACCAGACAACGTGACGTTGGTGAGGTCCCCGGGGTTCCAAGTCGTCGACATTTACGACCTCTGTACGTGTAGCGAGAGCGTGACCTTCTGGATCGTGGCCGCGCTATCGACGTTGAAGGCGAGGATGTCACCCGCGTTGACCGTCGTGGTCCAACCCGACAGCGTGCTGTCCTGTGCTTTCGCCGCAGAGCTGATAGTCGGCGGCGTAGACGAAGTGATCTTGTCCGCCGCGACCGGGTGAGTACCCGGCGCGTAGTTCGCGTAGGTCGTCTTCCAGATGTTGACAACGACAGAGCCGGTTTGATCCGCAAGTAGTTCAGCTTGCGTGATGGTGCAGTTGAACGGCACCTCGATCCACGACTTGAGGCCAGTGGTGATCGCCGATCCTTGACCGTCGATGACTACTTCGATGCCGAGGGTCTGCGCCGGGCCAGTGGGACCCGTGTTTCCCTGCAAACCAGTAGGCCCAGTAGGCCCAGTCGGACCACCGTTCGGGCCCGTCGAGCCTGTGTTGCCCGTCGACCCAGTCGGCCCCGTGTTTCCTTGCGTGCCTTGTGACCCCTGCAAGCCAGTAGGGCCGGTGTTGCCCGTCGGGCCCGGGTTCGAAGGACCAGTGAAACCTGTCTGACCGCGCGGCCCAGTTGGCCCCGTGTTGCCTGTGGGCCCAGTGCCGATCGGGCCCGTGGGGCCGGTGTTGCCAGTGAAGTTGCCTGCGCCAGTTGCGCCCGTGTTGCCAGTCGGCCCAGTCGGGCCACCAGAGGGGCCTGTCGGTCCTATAACGACGGCGACGGGTCGCGCGTAGACTGGTGCTGGAGCGTTTACTTGAACCGTCATCTTAGGTCTCCGATACACCTTGTTTGATGATCAACTTACCGAACATGAGCATCGTGCGGATCGAAGGGCTGGAGCCGTCGTACATGATCAAGTCGTACACGTACTCGCCAACCGGCAACGAAGCGTCGATCACCGACATCGGCACGTTGAATTGAATGATGCGGTTGATGGCATCGAGGACAACGATCTGGCCGGCGATCGACGTGAACGTGGTGATCGCTACGGCGTCGTCGCGGCTCGCCTTGACTTCCATTCGGAAGTTCTGACCAGTCAGCACCCATGTATCGGTCGACAGACCGAACTGGATTGCGTCCTGCATCGTGACGTTGCTGTACTCGACGAGATCGACTTCGGATGCGGTCTCTACAGCTAGGAAATTGCCGATGGGCATCAGAAGCTCCTCTCGTTGGCGCTACCGATTGCAGGCACACCGCTCTGCTGGCTCGTAGACCGGAACTGCTGCGGGAAGCGCCATGCAGTCCCGCCGCGCGTGTTCGCCTGCAGCGTGGCCGCTCGACCGCGCCCGATGGCGTCGCGGAAGCGCTTGAGGTGGTAGGCACCCTGCGTCTTGTCGGTGTAGCTCTTCTCGGGCTGGGTCATCATCCTGCCGAGGAGCCCATCGAGGAGGCCGGCGTGATGCACCGGCAGCAGCCAGTCAGGCGCATCCGGGATCATGTGCTTGTCGGTCGGGAGCTTCGTGTTGACGACTACCGAGACGTTGAAGTAGCCCGTGGTGTTCGGGACGTTCTTGAACACGATGTTGGCGAAGTCAGAAGTCAACAGCGCGGGCGCACCTACTACGGCAGTGGCCGGATTGGTGTTGGGGCTGGGTACTTGCGAGCCCCAGTCGGCGACGCCAAGGAGCCGGATGATCTGGCCCTCACTGACGAATACCGGATAGACGCGGGTCGTGGTGTTGTAGGGGACCGTGATGTCCTGCGTCCACGCCGACGTGCCGCTGAGAAACTCGGAGAGCACATCGAAGAACTCAGCAGCGAGCCCCTTGTCGGACGCGCCGACAAGTTTCACTCGCGCTAGGTTCATCAGTTGATCCCAATCCTGCCTCTGGATCATCTTAGCCTCCCTGCGCGGCGGCAGCGGCGACACCGATGGTGCCAATGAGCATGTTCGTGAAAATCTTCATGAAGGTAGCGGAGCGCTCGTCTTGGATGTCTTCCTGATCGCGCTCCAGTGCGTGCGCGCACAGTCCGTGCAAGAACGCGAGACGGAAGGGCTCCTCGATGTCGAGCAACGTGCCGTCGTTGGCTTGGAAGCTGGGGACGCCGCCCTTGGCGAAGCGACTGAACACGAACAGGTCGGGGCGCAGGCGACGGCCTTCGAGGAGGGCCACATTCATCGCGATGACAAGACTTCCGTCGTCATAGCGGTACGGCGCGATGGTGTCCTGTAGGAGCGTCCTCGCGTCGGTGATGTAGTCCGTGATCGTCAGGAGCGCCGTGGACATGACTTAGTCCTCGCCGAGAATGTCGACCGTGAGCGTGGTGTTGCCTGCGTAGGTGCCGGTGGACACGACCTTCGCGCGCCACAACCGCCCGACGAGACCGTCGTTCTTCGTGTTCGCGGCGAGGGTTCCGTCGGTCGCTGCAACGGGGACCACTGCAGTCTGACGATTGACGTTTCCGACTTCGCGGAGTGAGGCGACTGCGAAGTCGAACTCCATCACGTCGCACCACGTCACGCCTTGGTCGAACGAGGTCTGGATGTAGACCTTGCAGGTGGTGCCGCCCGACCCGTAGACGAAGTTCGCCTGCGCGGCCATGTTGAGCGGCAGCTTCTGACCGTTCGCTTTCACGTCGAACGTCTGAGAGAGAAGGGTCGCCGCAGCCGTGATTACCGTCGCGGGGAGTAGGGAAGTGACAGCCATGGAAACCTCCAAAAAATAAGGGCCCCAGAGAATTACCTCGGGGGCCCTTAAGAGTTGGTTTACGTCCGATTAGGAGTTCGGCGTGACCTGCGCCTGCACGAGCGCTTTTCCGTCAACGACCTGATAGCCGTAAACTTGTAGACCACGCAGGATTTGACCGAAGGTCAGCTCCGATCGAAGGGTCTCTACCTTCGAAATTTGCGACGCGAACGTAAGTCCATGCGCGTGGCCCGCGAAGATCGGCCATTCACCAGCGTTGAAGTTCGTGCTGTCCGTCGAGTTGTTGGGCAGCAGGTTGCTGATGTAGATGGTGAAGCGATCGACCATGCCGAGACGCCCGTTGCGGAGCATCGAGACGCTGTCGCCGCTCAAGTAAGCCTGACGGAGTTCGGACTGCTTGATCATCCTCCCCGCCCAGCTCGGCATCACGACCCATCTTCCCACCTCGGGAATATTCTGTTCGTCGAGCACTTGGCCCATACGCATCAGAACATCGAGGAGTTCGATGTCGCCCACGCCCGGGTTCTTCGACACGACCGAGAGAGGCGTGCCCTTGACACCGAGGTTGACGTTGCCGGTGATGACGCCCGCTGCCGTACCACGGTTCGCGGAGACCATCTGGTTGACAATGCCGTCGAGCACATCGCTGTCGACGGTGATCTTCAACTGCTGTGCGGCGTCGTCGGACCACATGGACAAGATGTTGAGATCGCTCTGGATTTCCATCACGTCGTCGAGGACGAGAGAGAAATATTTGCCGTTGCCGATGAACAACTCGACCGTGCCACCCGTCGGGCGGTCAAGGTTGAGCAGACCGTCCGAAGAATAGTTTCGGATGGTGATGGTCGGCTTGGTACGGATTTTCACGCGGTCGCCGTGGTTGCGAATTTCGCCCTCGTAGTCCGTGTTCGAGATCGCAGCGAGCACAGTCGAGGCGTAGAACTTCTCAACCAGCTTGCCACTCCAGATTTCCGGAATGAAGCCAGTGGACTGCAGTGAGTTGGGCGAGCTACCTACGGGATAGATCGCGGGAGTAGAGCCCGACGTTGCGCCGGGAAAACCTGCACTAGGAATGGACATGGAAGCGTCCCCCTCAAGTTGGAATGGATGGAGGGGGCCGCTTTCAATTCATGTCAGAGCATGCGTGTGAGAGCCCCCGGTTTACCGGATGCGCCCTTCTCGCTGTGCCGCTGAGAGATCAGCTTGGATGGCGTCGTACTCAGCCTTGCGACCGTCGTAGTAGCCCTTCCTACTATCCTCATAGAACTTCGAGATTTGAGCGCGTGTGTAGATCGGCTTCTCACTGGGCACCGCGCTTTCGCCCGATGCCGGTTTGGCCCTGCCGGGGGCTGCGAGCGTCTCAAGAGCTACAGCGGGACTTCGAGGAGCGGCGAGGGGAGCCTGCTGTTCGGTCTGCTGTGTCTGAGCCGTCTGGCCCGTGGCGTGTGCTTCCCGAAGGAAGTCGTGGAAGAACTGCAACACGAGCGGGGCATCAGCGCCGTCGACAGCCGCGTTCAACATGTCGTTTCGTATCTGACGTGTGTAAATATTCGGTAAACGGAGCCACGTCTTGAAACGAGTGTCCCTGTTGATCTGTCGCCACTGCGGAAGCTTGCCGTCGAGGTACGCGAACAACTCGCGCTTCGCGGTGCTTTTTACTTGCTGTGTAAGGCGTTGGTTCTCGTCGTGGAGGCGTTGCAATTCAGGTTGCACAGCCTCACGTCCTGCACGCCTAGCGAGATCAATAAGCTCGTCGCCGTAGTCCTGCCGGTCCTGATCCGTAATCAACTTTTCGTGATCGGGAGGGGTATTTTGCATGTAGCCTGTCCGAGTTGGACTGGCCGTGGGCATGCCCTGATTGAAGGCTGCCAACTGATTTTGGACGTGCTGCAGCTCAGCCCCGAGCTGCGCCATCTGGGTCTCCATGGACCCGATCGTCACTTTTTGAGCGTTGAACCGACCCTGCATCGAGAGAAATCGGTGCCGCCAATCCTCGGCGGAGACGTTCTCATCACCCGGTTTTAGGGCCTCTGGCGGGGGTGTTTGAGCCGTTTGCGGGGGTGTTTTGGGCTCTTGCGGGGGTGTTTGGGCCGTTTGCGGAGCTTGCGGGGGAGTTTCAGCCGGGGGCGAGGCCGGAGCCGCCTCGACTGGGGTTGGTTTGGCATAGAGCCGCTTGTGGAGTTCATCCGCCTCCTTGCCCCGTGCGGTGACGCTGTCGGGGATACGGACATTCGGATCGACGGGGATACCTTTGGTGTTGTCAAGGGGTTGGAGTGCTGCAGCAGTTGACATGGTAACTCCTTATGAACGCAGGCGTTTTACGGCTGTGGGTTCGGTTGTTTTGGGGGGTTGCGGCACTCCCGGAAGGTCTTCAGCAGGTGCAGGAATGCCTGTGCTTTGCCCTGCTGGACGAGGATGGTGTTCTGTTCTGCTTGGGTTACGGCCACCGTAACTTCGGTCGCGTAGGCGTCGAAAAACTGAACGAACGCATCCCATTCCTTGGGGGCGGCGTTCGCTAAGTTTCGGGAAAGCTGGGATAAAATCTGGGTGCTATTCACGCGATTGCGTTTCCGGTCCAATCCCCGGAGCCAAGCCCATCAGGCTCGGGTGCGGGCTGGGCCATTGGGGTTGCCTTGCCGTATGACTGGAAATCGGGCTGCGAGGAGCCGCCGCTGGCGGCACCGGGGAGCATGCGCTGCGAAGACCCCTTGTTCGGGGACTTGACAAGCGATCCGCCCTTCGTGAGCGGGGTCATGTGTTTCTTGAACATCAGATGCCTCCAAGTCGGCCCGGCCCATACGGGGAGGGCGACGGTTGCGCGCCGGCCATCGGCATCGCCGATGGTGCGGACTTTCCGTAGTCGCGGGTGCTCTTCGTGATCGAAGACACGCGCGGCTTGCGCGCTGCTCCAGACGGACCATCAGCCGAGACCGACCCCGGGTTGGGGACGGTCTTCGGCGCAACGGTCTGCATCGGTTTGATGGTGGCTTTGAACATTACCGTGCTCCGGTAATGCCCGCCGTCGCGGAGACCGCGCCCTGATAGCCGAACATCTTGCCGCTTCCGCCTTTGGCGAACTTGTCGCCCGTACCTGCGCTGTCATCACCCTGATCGGTGTTGCCAGCAGTCTTGACGCCTGCAGCTTCCTGCGGCGCAGTGACAGTACGGTCGCCCTTGCCGAACATCGGGGTCTTGCCCCCCTTGGCAAAGTCAGCATTCTTTTCGGTGTGCTTCTGGAAGCCGCCGTTGAGAGAATTCTTGGACATGGTTGTCTCCATAAAAAAATCGGGACGGCGTGAGCCATCCCGAGGAGAGTTACCTGATGGGGGTTAAGGAGCCCTTAATCGGCTATCTGATGCCTACGATGAGACATTCTGGCTTCACCGACGAGCACGCGGCAACGCTATCGAAGCCACGTAGGTGGTCGAAGATACCGTGGTCTACTGACCCGTTCGGCATCTTGTAGGGACACACGTCTTCCATGAAGTAGTAGCCGCCCGGGATCAGCCAGTTTACCAGTTGGTTGGCCAACTGGATTTGTGGCGCGGGGTCATGGACTGCATCGTCGATGATCACATCGAAGGGCTGGCCCCCGAACCCTAGTAGAGCGTTGTGCAGAGCGTCTTGCGAATAGGCGTCACATAGGGCAGTACGGATGCGGCGCTGATCGTTGAAGATAAAGGTACCGTCGTTGTCGATGCCAAAAATCTCAGCATTCGGGAAATAGTCCCGCCACACGAATAGACTTGCCCCCACGACATTGTTAGGAATGTCCCGGTGACCGCAGATGCCGATCTCCAGCACCCGACGGACGTGGAAGCGGCTTCGTTCAAGACACTGCTCGTAGTAGGGCGTGTACCCCCAGATGCCTTTGTCAGTGCCGTACTGCACGAATAGTTTCTCTAGCAGGCTCATTGTTTCAACTCCAGATTTGTGAAGAGGCTCACGTCATGGTCAGCCTTGTACCAATGGATGGGCAACTTCGGGTAAGCGTGCTCTACCCGGGCCCACGTGTTGACTTCCCACTCGACAGACTTAGTCTTCGAGACGTGCTGGCGGGCGGCAATGCGCACATGGAAATCAAATGTGTCGACGTATTTGCGAGGTACCGCAACTACCGAGCCGCAAAAACGCCAATTGACTTCCGCAGCTTCGACGACCCTCTTGTCCCAGCACCCGGGAATATAGATGGCCTTGTCATCGACCTTCTCCATGAACTCGTAGATCGCTTGGTTGCTGACGCCCGGCAGATGAAAAATGCCGTAGTCCACCCATACAAGGATGTCGGCTTCCGGGTCTTCATCGGCAGCCTGCACGAGCCAAGTGGTTTTCTGGTGGTTGACGGCGTGGTACGCAAGCGTGTTCTTGGCGGGATTGTCGCCCTGACTTGCACGCGGCGTGAAGGGGAGCTTGTTGATGTACTTGTTCATCCACAGGTCGGGGAGAGTGTTGTAAAAACACTTCTTACGCACAGGGACCCCGCCGAGCTTCTCGCCGAGGGCTCCGTACTCCTCGGGACCGCGAGGATGGTTTGGGATCGGCACATAGGCCGTGACTAACTTAGCTCTCATAAAATTTCCAAATCATCTGTGCCACTTCCTCAACCTTCACAGTGCCCAGATGGGCTTCGGCATCGCGTATGCCGTATGAGAGGATCAGATCGTCGCCGTTGGGGTGATACGCGAGACCAGCGCAGAACTCGATCTGCTTGTCCAAGAAGACGAACGGCAGACTGAGACGGCGAAGTTCAAAGTCGTGGTTGAGCCACGCGAAGCGGTGCCAGTAGGTGCGCTTGCCGTTGCACGGATCAACCGACGCTTCGTGCACGACCATTAGCCAGCCACTACGGAACGGGATCGCTTGTGAGCCGCCGCTGATGTCGCCGACGCGCACTTTGGCTTCGTGCTTCTCGATGATGACTTCATCCCCATCAAGAAAACCGGGGCGGGACTTAGTCTGCGCGATCTTGTCGAGCCGATAGACGTAGGAGTTGAGACCTTGGATAGGCATCCAGTTCTTCTCGACCGCGTGCTGATCGGTCATGCTCCGGGCGTTGACCACACGCCAGCGGAAGCCATCGCGGATCAACCGTCCTTCCCACTGTTGACAGGTCCCGGTGGCGCACTGCTCGCGAACACAGGCGTTAAACCATAACTCGTTCGCGTGGGACTGGAGGCGGATGTCTTCGAGACCTGTAACCATCTCCCACACAGGCTCCCGCACCCAGTCCACCTCCCGGCAGGCCACCACTGACAGTCCGTCGTCCAACTCGGCGATGAAGTTACGGGTGTCGATCGGGGCATCGTGACACTCCTTCGGGCCGATCATGTAGCGACCGTGCTCGTCGATCTTGTAGTTGACCGTGCGAATGTTGCAGAGGATTTCCCCCTCGTGGATCACAACCGACGGGTTCATTGCCGTGTATCCGACAGGCGGGGTGAACTCGATCTTCTTGTCAGAAAATGATGGGCAATATTCTGACAGCGGTTTGAGGAACCACCAGAGGTTCGAGCGACAGGACCAGCGATCGGCATCATTGAGCGTTGGATCGAGCGACAGGTCATCGGTCATCTGGAACGCAGCGTTGCGCTCCTTGTCGTCGTAGTAGCCCGCGACCGCATACTCGTAGCGGAGCCCGTGGGCGTAGACGTAGTCGTTTACGAAGAGGAGATCATTGGGCCGTGGGATATTCATACCGTGCTTGGCGAACATGAGCGCGAGAGCTGTCGGTCCAGTCTCGCGGTAGTGCCGAGCAAGCTCATAGAGCGGCTCGGCGCGTCGTGGTCTGAACTGGTAAGCATCCAACATACCGGTGACGAAGCCAGATATGTCCTTCAGCTCCCGCAGCGACTTGGCGCGGAACATCTTGGACTGATGAACTTCTTCGTCCCAGCCGTCCGCAGCGATGTGCTTGTCGTAGGCGGCGACGGCTTTCTCGTGCTGGCCTGCCTCGTGGTAGGTGTTGCCGAGGTAGAACATGTACCGCGAATTATGTGGCTCGTCGATCAGGCCCTGTTCCAGCAGGCGCGCGTCGCGCTCGTATTTGCCGGGTCGGTTCGCACCGTCGCCGTGGTCGGCGAAGTAGATGTCGGCAGCGTCGATACTGCCATTACACTCCAAGTCAATGTACTCGTGTGTGACGCCGACGTAGGGCTCGTCCTTGCCGACCTGAAGGTTAATCAACCTACGATTGAAGTAGGAGATCGCTCCGCCCTTCTGGGTCATGTTGTACGACACAGCACGCGCGTTCAGATCGAAGAACGGCTTCTCGTTATTGACGACAAGCTCCATGTCCGCGTCCATCAGGAGCGCGAACTGGCACCACGCCATGTCCTTGTTGAACTCTTTAGCGAGCTTGAAGGCGTCGTTGCGCGCCTGCGAGTAGTTGACGAACTCGCCCTCGGCGATGACGTAGTGCACGCGGTACTGCTGGCACATTCGCTCGATGACTTCCTTGGTGTCATCGGTCGAGCCGGTGTCGAGTATCGCGACGGCTTTGACGTGGGGGAGAACAGAACGAAGGGCACGCCCAATGCGCGCACCTTCATTCTTGACGATCATGTTCAAACACAGAGATGGTTTCATGTCACACCGAGTTGGGGATCGGGGGGACTGGAGGGTTAGCCTTTGAACCCTCCAGTGGAGATTTTGAGTTTGCCGACACCGGTCTGACCACCGGGGTTCCAAACTGCACCGGCAAAGCCGGGGTCTTGCGTGGGCGGAAACCAGACCGTGGTCGTGTTGAGCGGCCCGTATGCACCGGAGAACTGCGACCGTGCACCAGTCGCGCCGGTCGGGCCGGTTGCGCCAGTGTTGGACGTGTTTCCGGTATTGCCGGTGTTGCCCGTGCTCGACCCGACGCCGCCAGTTGCGCCAGTAGGTCCGGTGATGCCAGTCGTCGCGCCGTTCTGCGTGACGGACGGCGTCGGACCAACCGGACCAAGCGGACCCTGCGGCCCAGATGCTCCGGTGTTGCCGACAAGCGCCACGTTGGCCGGGCCCTGCGGGCTTGAACCCGTCGGACCAGTCGGGCCAGTCGAGCTGGCACCAGTGGCGAGCGGACCTTGCGGGCCCGTCGGTCCCCGGAAGCCGGGGATGTTCTTGAAGTTGATCAGGTCAACTACTTCCTTGAGGACAGCCGGGATGCGGTTGTCATCATAGTTCTGCTTGACCCTCGTCTTGTTGTCTGGATCAGGAGTGATCGGGACCCCAAGGACGTTGACACCAACTGGGTTCGTCATCTGTCTCTCCTATTAGCCAGCAGAGACAGTGAGGACGCCCGCGTTGTTCCAGACCTGCCCGTTCGCGTGCGGATCGGAAGTCGGCGGCACGATGATCACGCCTACCGTTCCACTCGGCCCAGTCGGCCCAGTTGCGCCGGTTTGACCCTGTGCGCCGGTAGGTCCAGTGACGCCGACGCCAGTCGGTCCTGTGTTGCCAGTAGGTCCAGTAGCACCAGACCCCTGCGGCCCAGTCGCGCCGACAGGACCCTGCGGCCCAGTAGCACCGAAGCCGGTCGGGCCAGTGGCTCCAGTAGCACCTGCTGCACCGACAGAACCAACGGGACCTTGCGTACCAACCGACGGGCCAGTCGCCCCAGTTGCGCCGCTCGGGCCAGTGTTGCCAGTTGCGCCAGTAGCTGCGCCAGTCGCCCCGGTGTTGCCGGTGACGCCCGTCGGGCCGCCTACAGAACCAGAGTTGATTACGTCAACCACCTGCTTGAGGATGTTCCCCAGCATGTTGCGGTCGTAGTTGCGGCTCGAAAGAATTGTCATGGTAGTCCCCTGTCAGCGAGAGCTGGCCTCGGCAGAAGCCGAACGTGCATCGAGGACTAGGGGATAAACGTTAGGAACACGTTAAGGCGGTGTAAGAATTAGCCGACGCCACCCGTCACCGCGTGCTGTCCGCCTGCCGGCTGATTTCCGACAAGATGCGTCTGCGGCCCCATTGACTGAGACAGAGGCGCAGCTTGGTTGCCCTGCGCGGCGGCGGCGCGCTGCGCGGTACCGTCGTTCGGATGCTGCTCTCCGCCCGGACTTACGGGGGCCGTAACTCCTTGCGGATTGTGAGGATCGACGCCCTCGTGCACAGGCGGCCCCTCGGGGACGCCGACCTTGGCTGCGATGCCGCCCGCCGAGAGATCGGTCGCGATGCGCTTGGCACCAGCGGCCACACCCTCGTCGATTGACTTCTGCAGCATCTGCATGACCTGACCGCCCTGCTGCTGCGCCTGCTGCGCCTTCTCCATCTGCTCGATCTGATCCTCGTCGGGGACAATGTCCTCGCCGGGCATGCCGAGAGTGGTCGAGACGGAGCGCAACACGTTCGCGCGGCCCTTGAGCCCCATGATGTGCTGATCGGTCGGGTTGTTCGTGTGCTGCAGGAACTCCAACTGGCGCTGACGCAGCGTCTCGCGCTGGATCGCCACATTGACGCCCTGCACCGTGAGCTTCTCTTCGCCAGTGAGAAGGCCAGACGTGTCAGTCAGCAGGATCAAGTCCTGCAACTGCATCATCGAGCCTTCGATCACATCACGATCAATGTTCGCACTCACCGTCTGGAGTATTTTGGAAGCATTGCCCATCAGCATCGCAAGCCCCGATGCTGTCCTTCCAGCACCACCAGAAGCCTGACCACCGACATATTTTGGGATCGCGCTTACGTCGTCCGCGATCTCCACCAACTCCTTGTAGACCTGCATCAAAACTTGCGCGTTGCTTGTCGGCATGAAGAAGGTGATCGGCTGCTTCGTCCCGCCCGTCATCGGGTCGTTCTTCGTGTGCCATCGCTTCCATGGATACAAGTCCTCCCCATTCTCGCCTTCAGCGAGCATGTCGTCATTGATCACGACTTGGGGGCCAGAAGCTATGCTAATATTGTTGATCAGCGACCGGAGCGTTGCGTTGGCGCTTTCCTGCAGGTCCGCCAACAAATCTGTCAAGCCATTTCCGACAGGTGTCCCCGGAACTTTTTCAAATGAGGTGATGAAATAAGGATGCCGTTGCCGGGGTGATGGGCTTAGGTGGCACTTAATCACATGTGCCCCAATCACCCAGATTTGCACATGATAATCGCGAAGCTCATCCTCTATCACCATTCCATAGTCCTGCAAGAGGCGACCCTGCACGTTGCCATTGAACTCCATCATACTGATCATGCCGCTTCTATTCCAAGCGGGGTTCTCGCGACTTTCGAGGACGGAGCGTTCTGCGTCGGTGGTGTCCCAGTTGTCGTAGAGGCCACCGCGACCATACTCGTCGAGGACCGCCCTGATCTCGTCACTATTATAGCCCGGCAAGTCGAGCAAGTCGTTCAGCTCCGCGCGCGTAACGCGAAGCTTTTCAATCGTGTTAGCATTTTCGATGTCAGATACCCCGGGGGTAAACCAGAGATCAAACGGCGAGACGCGGTTCCATGTCAATTTGGGAACCTGCTGAATTGTGGGGGCACCCCCGCCTTTAGGCCAGATGACAGTGGGGATGATTTTGACTACAGGCCCCTTCACACAGGCGAAGGGGAAGATGGGCAAGTCGACTAGAAACTCAGCAAGAGCGTGGTAGTACCCGCCCTCGTTCAGCATATCCTGAATTTTTGCCTCACTGTCGCGAGCCTGTTTGTTCGCCTTGCGCTTCGCTGCGTCCTCGGCCTGCTCTATGAGGTTGCGTTTCCGATCGCCCAAATCGCTGGGACTTGGTGGCTGGCCTGTCGTCTGGGCGACCATCTGCGCTTCCTGCTGGATAAGCTGATCTATCCGCTGCAGGATGTCATCGGGCACTGGTGGGTTTTTGGGTGGCTCTAGCGACCACGGAACGTCCTGTCCCAAGTAGATGTCGCGCAGGAGCGAGGAGGCGGCGCGACACTTCTGTGCGATCAGGCGCGCGTAGACCGTCGAGCCGCCCCACCTCGTTACTTCAGCGAGCTTGGTAGGGTCGTACTGGCCGTTGAACGATCGCATGGCGGCGAGCATTCTATTTGACCAGCCCGCTACCGTGTTACGGTGGTTTCGAAAAATCTCGAACTGGGATTTCACGTACCCTGCAAGCTGCGGGTACTGCGGCTGCCCCATAGCATTAGCCGCCTGCTGCGCCTGCGCTTTTTGCGTGGCAGCGGCGTCGAGTTGGGCTTCCAGTGCGGCGGGGGAAGTAAACTGGATGACGCCGTTTTGTCCAAGCTGATCGGCCATGAGTTATACTCGAAAATCATTCTGAGTATAACCACCTGCCACGACAGCTCTTAAAACTCGATTAACGAACGAAATCTTAGGGGTTGCGGAGTGAGATATGGTCGACAGGAGTTCGACCATGGACACGCAGTATCACCTCTGGGTTTGGGGCAACGTCACCTCGACCGTAGCCGTCATCGGATCGCTGTTCGGGTACGTCCCAGCGATCGCGGGCCTTGTCGCATTGCTCTGGTATTTCATCCAGATTTACGAGAGCCGAACAGCACAACGTTGGATGGCCAATCGCCGGGCAAAGCAGATCGCGCGTCTAAAGGCAAAGATAATTCTGCTCGAAGCTGCACAGCTAGTTGAGCCTGTGTTTCCGCCCGACGACGCAGGCTAGGTCCAACCCAGCGGGGAAACTGGAGCACGACGCTTGGCTTTGGGCCTAATGCGCCGAGTGATTTCAGGAACAATTCCACCGTGGACGCACAGAGCAAGATACTGCAGGTCATCGGCAACATGAGAAAATCCATCGCGGTCGTCCTTCTCGGGTTTCGTCCTCATTGCACCATCTTTTTTCTTTGTGAACCGGTAGCCGCCAGCCATCGCACGACACAGGTGCGGACAGCCCTCCCGCGAGATCATCAGTGACGGGCCACCGTTCGTCTGACGCTGCAGGAGGGCTTCCACCGCACGGAGGCGCGGTTCTATGTCATTGGTCGGGGCAGGGAAACAAGGAACACCGAAGCGCGTCATGGCGTCGATGCAGCTCTCCTCTGCAATCGACCCCTTCGCGACGCCGCTCGGGTCACCTACTGCGGCGACCCTGTAGCCAATGAATTTGTTCGAATAGAGGATCGGCTTGAGGTTTTGCATGACGTGCTTCTCAAGACCGACGTTCGTCGCAGGTACTTCCTTGTGGACCAGAAGCCGGCCCATGTGATCCATCTGCGCGATCAGTGACCACGGGTTACGGCCAAAATCTTGCCCAATGAGAAGCGGGTACCCGGGTATAAGGAGCGTAGAAGCGACAATGTGGAAATCCGACCGGAACGTGTTCTTAAAGACCGCAGCTCCCGACGGGTCATCACCATATTGAGCGTAAACGTATCGACGGACCCAGTCGCTGTCCTCGCCGTACATTTCCACAAGACGTTCATAATATCGTCGCCCCTGCTTGATGCGGTCTGGATGGTTGAGGGGGAGCTTTTTTGTCGCGGTGGTTTGGACGAGGTGGTTGAGGTTTTCGGCATCGACCGACATTCCTGATGGTTGTTTGAAGATCAGCACATCCATCGGTGGGTTTTCCATGAGGGTGTGCCATGGGGTCATCTCAGTTGGGAAGTTGGTGTCCGCGATCCAACCGTGCCACGTCGGTTGACCGCGATCGCCTGATGGATAGCGGCCCAGACGCCCTGAGAGCGGCGCGAGCACGTCGTAGTCCATCTCGATGCACTCCGAGAGCCAAGCTCCCGTTAGCTGCATAGAAAGGAGACGAGCTTGATCTTCAGCGTTTTCCAAAGGGATAAAAATCCATTCCGACTTAACATCGCCGAACTCCAGATGGTACGTGTTCTCCGACACCTTCCACGCGCCAAGGCCCTCCAGCCACTGCTGGCAGTCCTTCAAGACCGTGTCCTTCAACTGCTTCAGGGTCTGTCGGACCACCGCGAAGCGAGTGTAGCGATAACCGTCCGCAGCCTTCTCCTGTGAGAGGGCCCGCACGAGCAACTCGATGATGCAGCCAACCGTCTTGCCCGAACCAACCGGCCCGGCCATTAAGCGACCAAACGCCGCACTGCTCCGCATGAAGAGCGCGATGGTTGGTGGGGCGACGAAGTTGAGGGACATCAGGCAGCATTCCTACTGTCAGCGAAGTCCTGCCATGACACCCACGGCTTGGCCTCGGTGAGGGGCTTGAGTTGGCTCTCTAGGTAGACTTGCCAGTGGGCTGTGATGCCGTGGGTCGGATGCGTAAACCAAAGTGCCTGCGATGGGCGGCTATAGGGTGCGCGCAAGACCAAGTGCGCGAACTCGTCGTAGCCTTTGAGTGAGTTATTGACGATAAGGCCCGGTAGAGTGAGGTACTGGTGCCAATGTCCGATGAGTAGCGTATCGAAATCTCGACCAATCTGAGCCTCAGAACGATGCGTCTTAAGAGTGCCCCGCATGATCGGGCCCAGAGCGCCGATAATACCGTCACCACCTTTAGTACCAAGACTGTCGCCATGAGTAAGCAGATAACGGTGGCCAAAAAGATTGAAAGCGCAATCTGCAGTTTCGGGTATCGCAAAGCGAACATGGTCGGTCCTCCTGAAGTGTCTCGCGACGCCGCAGTAGACATTCCACTCGTGGCTCGTGAAAACCCTCTCCTTGCATTGCATTTTCTTGGTGCTGCGACCGTGGTTGCCCACGACGCACGGCACGAACACTTTTCCGAAACTTGACGCCATCGTCTCGATGCCGCCGCAGATCAGGTCGATCAGGTCCTCGATGGCTTGCTGGGTCGTCCTGTCGTTTGACTTCACAAGCTCTTCGTGAATATCGCCACCCAGCATGTCACCGCCCAGTGCCACAACACAGCCCGGATAGGCCGCCTTGGCCTTCCCCATGTGGTTGAATGCAAGGTCGACGGTGGTGGTGACGAGACGCTCGATGCGTCGTTTGGCGACACCTTTGTCGAAGGTGTTGATCCCGGGCATTCGGACGACTTCGCCGTAGTGCCAGTCAGACCAGATCGTAGCCGGTACGCCGCGAGTGCCGCTTCCGCCCGCTCGTTTAAGCCAAGTCGGGGGGTCGGGGTCGTGGGCTGCGATTTTGTAGATGTTTTCCCGGATGGTCCTTGCGTCATCGCGCTCCCCCTGCAACTGCTCGATGTTCTTTTTCTGCGCAAGGAGGAGCTTATTCTTCTCCCGAAGTAGGGCCATGGCGTCGCCGAGCTGCTTCTGCAGATCGGCAGTTTGTCTGTCTGGTGGGCCGCTTGGCATCGTATCGTCTCCTGCGCTCAATACCTTTTAAAGTCTGACTATTACGAAAGTCTTTCTCTCGCCCCTTGGGGCTCTGGCCGTACCGTCGTAGCCGCTCACGAGACTTCGGGGTCCCGCCGTACCGGCGTAACGTCTCGTACCGTTTCGGTGAGTGGTTGTATTTCCAGACTGCTCGCTGTCGCCCGGGCTGCCTGCGGGCTTTGCAATCGGTCAGGAGCTTTTGCAGGTGCAGTCGGCGCGTCACCTGCCGCGAGCGCAACCTTCTGACCTCCGCCGAGGTCAATATTAATAACGAACCGCTCTCCAAGAGGAGCGCCGCTGTTTTCTCGCTCACCGACACCTGCGAGCTTTGCAAAAAGTTTAGCAGTCTCGGTGACGCCGGGGAGCCCTTCCCCACGGTTCTGCATTCGAGCACCCAGCGTGGGTAGACTGTCTTCCAAGATCGCTGCAGCCGCCACCGCCACCCGTTCTTTAGTCGAAAGTGGACTGTGCCATTCGATGCACGCAGCTTCGAGAGCGTTTTTGTAGACGGTGTTCTGTGTCGACAGGTAGTCGTACTGGACTTGCGTGAGCCCGAACTCTGAGAGGATGGCATGGGTCTCCTTGATGTCCATCGCGATCGCGCGAGCGAGCTTCGCCAGCGTGACCATGTCGATAGGAGGAAGGTTCACGAGCGCCTTCGTCGCGTCGGAGATTTGCGTCGGCGTCCCCTCGGGTTCACTTACGGTTGCCGTAAGTTCGTCACCACCGGTCGCGTTGGCGCAAACGTGCGGCTCCGGTGGCTGCACGCTCCCGGTGATGACTGGTGCGACGTAGACGTTGCCCGCGAGCACGTCGTCGAAGCCTGTGTCGATGTCTTCCTCATCACTCACGAAATTTTGTCCTTACTAGTCGGACACTGCTTCAGGTCTTTGATGACAGCACTCACGACGCCCTGCTGTGCCTCGATCATTTGCTTCATCTGGTTGTAGGTCACGTCGAACGCTTGCTCGTTCAGCTCGCCGTTGTGGTAGCAAGTGTGAACGGAGTTCAGCATCCACATCTTGGAGCACTGCGCGTAGAGGATCAGCGCCTGTGTCAGCGCGCCACTGAAGTACTCGCGCGTGGCTTTGCGGTCGTAGAGATCGTAGATCGTCTGGATCGCGCCCTGTTGTATCTCTTCGATGTTGTCAGTGCGTACTGGACGGTTCAACAACCGGTTGATTTCGTCTTCATCGAGGATTGGGTCGCTCATACCTCGGCCTCCGCCCAGTGCGTGAGGATGTGAATGGCCTTCTCACGATCAAGTAGAGGGATGCGATAGCCTCGTCCCCACACCGTTTTGATCGTAATTTCGTGGGTTTTTAGCTTTTTTCGCAGGTGGCAGATGATTACGTCGACCATCTTGGGGTCGGTGGGGGGCCGGTTCTCTCCGGGCCTCATTTGCTCGATGACGAGGTGAAGTTGGGCCTTCATTACCTCGTTACGCTTCAGTAACACTCCGAGGATTGCAGCTTCTAGGCGAGTGCACCGAAAACATCTGGCGCATGCCATCTGCAGTGCTTCGTCGCTCTCCAATGCAGTGCCATTGAATGCTGCACGCTGACCGCGTGTGCTTCCGAGAGGCCAATCATTTTTGGGGAGTTCGACGATGGTACCGCGCTGGACCGCGTCTTTGAGTATTTCGTACACTTCTTCCGAGGGCAACCGCACACTTCGGGCGATTGCCCTTACTGGTATGCCCTCGTCGGCCATCCTGACTGCTGTTTGGTCGACGATTGGATCGCGCTGTGGTTCCTCGAACGGAACCGTTTCCGCTTCTGAGTTCATGTGCCCCGCCCTTTATTCCCGCAAGTGCCGTTGTGATGCGATCAAATTTTGTTGCACGCATAAGGAAGGGAACTTCAAATGTCCGTCAAGAAAAAAACGTAAAGAATTCACGAACACAAAGTTAAGACATGGAGCTGTCGCAATTTTGCAATTGTCTTTTTTCTTGCGTGTGCTTTTTCAACACACATCGTTCCGTTTGTGAGAGGTGGGGCTCCACATCAGCACCCCCAACGGTGAGCAACAGCGGATGATCGCTCTTAAGCTCAATGTGATGGGAGCCCCGGCGTGGTTTGTGCCACGCCGGAACTTTATTTTTGATTAAGGCCCAGTAGCGCCGGTTGCCGCAGCAGCGGGCGGAGCTTCTGCCGTCTTGACAGCGGCATCGAGCGAGGACAGCGACGCGGTGACGGCGTCGACGGTGGCCTGATTGGCCGCATCGGCCCCAGCAACGGGGACAAGTGCGATCAGACCCTTGACATCGGCGGAGAGGGCCGCGACTGCGGCCTGTAGTGCAGCGAAGTTGAGCGACATTTCATGCATCCTTTTTTCTAGCGCGTGCAGGCGACGCACCTCTGGTGACCAAAAAGCTTCCAACATCCTCACCTCCTGCTGCGGTGCTGATCTTCTACCCGAGACTGGTTAAGCCGCGATGTAGGTCGGAATAGGTAGTGACCCACCATTCGACGGAGGTGGGCCCACGAACGGTTTCGCAGCGTCGATAGCAAGGAGCATGCGCGTCCATTTCGCCAGTAGCTCCTCGAAGTCGACCTTGCTGGCCGAGACATGGAACCGGTCGAAGGCTTCTTGGGCTTCGTCGACACGGTTTCGAAGTACATCCCTATACGACGGGAGCGTGCAGCATCGAGCGATCTCTCGCGCTTCTCTGAATACATTCTTGTCTCCCGAGATTGATGTCGTGCGCCCCCGGATTTTCATCGCGAGTACCCCTTTGCGATGATGTAGAGCGCGGTAACGACGAGTACGCCCCCCACACCGATGAACGTCATGGCGAGGCAAAAGTCCATCCACTCACTCATTTTCCATCTCTTTTCTTTTTCCACCAAGCGGACCTTCTCCGCTTGCGTTCCTCGGCAGCCGCGTCGATCGCGACGGCGATGGCGAGGATAATCGCCCCGACGATCAGCATACCTGCGGCCTCAAGGAGGGGAAGCTTCTCAAACATAGGGCACCAGCCAGTAGGAGGTGCTGGTATTGTTCTTGTAGTCGACGATGTAGCCGATCACGAGCCGCATCACGCCGTCGATCTCACTCTCGTAGGTGAAGATCATCACTGCCCCTCCAGATAGAGTTCGGCGCGCACCGCCGCGTCCTTGGCTTCGAGGAGCTTGCGCAGCGCCACCGAGCGCTCCGGGTTCCTCGGCAGCGACATGACGATCGTGGCGAGCGCCGCGAACGGCTGGCTCACCTTCTGCAGGCGCTCCGGGAGATGGGAGTAGGAGAAGAACTGCATGATCGGCTCCATCACGCCCTCCCTTTGAGGACGTAACCCGAGCCGAACGCGCACTTGAAGCCGGCTACCCGCCACTCGTCACTTGAATATGGGCCGTTGGCTTTCCACTGGGCGAGGCCGATTTGCGCGAGGGGGCACGCGGACATGGGAAGGTCGCTGAACGCTACTTCCTCGTGGCACGCTTGGAAGGAGTTCCCGTCCACCGTCACTAGGTGGCACAGGACTGCAATTATGGTCAGCATCTCGTATCTCCGACGGTGGCACGGTTGGGGGGTATGCCACCGCAGAGACAACCCAGAGGGGTGTGAAGAAGTAGTCCTCGTTATCGAGAGGAGGGATCGGGGTGCTTCCGCTGTTGACGAGAATAGGGGGGCTATTCTCGTCATTTGACGCGGAGAATGGTGGCCGTACATCCGGGCCAACCGGTCTCGTCAAAAGCACAACGATCCCGATGACCAGCGCGATGCCGATCAGGAAGGGGTAGTTCTGCCTTAACCACGCCATGAAATTCTCCGCTGGGGTGCGAAGTTCAGCTTGCGAAAGTCTTAAGAAAGCGTTAAGAGCGTTCGTTGGCGGCCACTAAGGACCGTCGCTGGTCGGGGTAAGCCTGCGTGCCACCACCATACCCACCAACCGACCCAGAGCTACATGCCTTGCCGGGCATATGGTTCTCGGGTCCCGCACCACCACTTTCTTACCGTCCTACCGTCCCAGAGACCTCTCTGGCGGCGGCTTTCGGCGTTGCGATATGATGTTCAATTCCTTAATGAAACGTTAATATCGGTTTTTTCCCCCTACATATTTCCAACCCGGGTCGCGCGCGCGGCCATAGGAGGAGCCCGGCCAAGGTAGGGCGGGGATACCGCCTTACCCTGCCGGGCTCATTCCCAGACTAGGCTTAGCTCTTGGCTTTTCGAGCTACTTTGTCTTCGTTCGCCTTGATGAAGGCTTCCACCTTCCCTGCCTTGATGAAGTCGATGATCCGCTCCCACTGCGAAGCGTACAGGGAAAGCGGCCAGCGACCGCCGTGGTACATGCAAACCGTTCCCTTTTGGCCGAGCTTCAGGGTTACGGCAGTCTCATTCTCTGCCTTCATCTTGGCATTCTCGGCAGTCAAACGAGCGATTTCAGCTTCCATTGCTTTCAGGTCAGCCATTTGGTTTCAAGCTCCAGTTGAGGTCAAAACCGGCCGGAAAACTTGGCCGGCAATCTGGCCGGATCGGGCAAACACGGCATGGCCTACTCCCTGAACCACGGTCCTACAGTACCGCTGGGAATGTCGGTGCTAAGTCGAGCGCACGGTAGAACGGTAGTACCGTAGAGGTGCGCTATGCGTTTTTTGCATGACATTTGACGGCCATTTGGCGTGTCATTTGGAACTCTCGACAAGCCATTGATACTATTACGGTTTTACCGTATCACCGTTTCAAATGTCCAAATGTCCAAATGTTTTTGATACCCCGACACCCTGTGACCGTGGAAGGTGGTACCTCTACTATTTTGCCTCTTGCACGGTACGACGGTCGCACAGGAGCTGCAGCAGGGAAAATTTCTCAGTAACTGTCTAAATGATTGATAATATTATATTTTATGGGATCGTAGCGTTTTTCAATGGTATTTTAGTAGAGATACCAATTGAGGTGGATATTCCGTCAGAACCGGGGGGGGACTATCTCAGGACATTTGGCATTTGGACATTTAGCGCTCGATCCCACCCTGTCATGCACTGACGGTATGCGCCGCGAGGCCGCATGCTGCGCGTCAAATCTGCCCATCCGATCGCACTGAGGCGCGGCGGCCCGATCCGGCCAAGGTCGGCGCGCGCCGCCATTGTGGCTGCAACGTGCCTTCATTGGAGCTAGACGGAAATGACATCCTTCACTCGGAAGTTGCATGTGAGGAACCCAAAGGCTGCAGCATTGATCGAGCAGTCTCAACAGTTCGAACACCGTCTGATCTACGGTAAGAACACGCAATTGGCCGCGTTCACGCCAGCGTGGAACCCAGTGTCCAAGACGTTCGGTAAGCGTACCCTGCCACCTTCGGCAGCTCATGCCTGCAGAGAGCGTTGCGGCCATCCTGCCTGCAAACAGGGCTGTGTCCTGTTCGTCCAACAAGGAGCCTAGTACCACCATGCACATCATGACATCTCGTGGCTGGAAGCCACTTTGGCAGAGGTCTGACGTTGAAGCTCAGCCCGAAGCCCCACCAGTCTACCGTCTCAAACTACCCTCTCGCGAATGCCTTGCTTTTATCGCTGAAGGCGAGAAGGCACATCACGACTGGGTCGAGCGCCGCAAGGCGATGCAGGAGGATGGACAATGAGCAAATCCCATCGCACTGCCGGCCTTGATCAACTCGGCCCAAAGCACGCCTACAAGACGCCCACCTTCCACAACTTCTACAAACACTGGCCCAAGGCGGGAATGTCGATCGCGTCCAGAGCAGCGCTGAGCACGCGGAACCGCAAGGTCAAGGTCACTCTGCCCTGCCTCAAGATACTGGAGACAATGAAATGAGCTACAACGCAGCAAAGCGCGCACAGATGTTGATTGCTCTGTGCGAAACCATCCTCGAAGCAGTCGGGGAATGCCCGGACGGAGCGCCATCAGGGTCAGTCTATGCCGCCTTGATGGGGTTCGGGCTCAGCCTCGAAAGCTACCAAATGCTGATCAACACGCTCGTTGCAGCGAAGAAGATCAGGGTCGCGAACAACCTCTTGTTCGCTGTTCACTGAAACGGTCACACGGTAAAGGGGGCGGGAAATCGCCCCTTTTTCCACGCTTACGGTCGCCGTAACCCGAGCAAGGAGCCCCACCATGAAACGCTAATAGAGCTTGACATCCCCTATCCCTGACACGGCGTCTGTGCGCGCCTCAACGCACAGTTCAATTGGCAGGCAGCTTAGAGCGCCGCCCACGGTACTACCAAGACGGAGACGACCAATGGCCAAGCCTATCTCAGGAGTGAAGCCTAACTGCTGGAACAAGCATTTCTCGAAATGGATGAAGCGCAGGTTCTGGAAGCGACACCGCAAGCAAGCCAAGTCAGCAAAGGAGACCGAATGACCGAACCAAAGGGACCACGGCCATACCACCGAGGCAGGAAGTACATCTTCGTTTCGACAGCGAGGGGCGGACCATTCTTCGTCCCTGCACCTAGTGAGGGAGAGCGATCGCTAAACACCGGTGCTAAGGCGCGAAGCCTCACTGCAAGGAGGGCCTTCGATCAGCTCAGCGATCAAGCGTTCGAAGCCAGCTTTCAGCATTGGCTCAAGCACGAGAGGCACCTCTCATGATGAGCCTGTTTATCGCTATACGCACCATGGTGCTCTCGTTATACCATGGCAAGTTTGGCATCGCTTTCGCGATAGCCGCGTACCTGTGTGCTCGCACTGAGCACCCGTTCTGGACAGGAGTGTGTATCAGCCTGTCCATCGCCTGCATCCCCATTGTCGTACCAGCAAAGGAGAAAGCATGATCGAGAACCATTACCAACTGAACATCGCCTACATGGGCATGCACTACGCTCGGGTCAAATTCCCGTCGTGGTGCACGCAAAGCGATGCCCAGATGAAGGCCAAGCAAATCGCCGATGCAATGAAGACTTCATTTGGCACACCGCTCAATTGGAGCTTTCGGCTGACCTTTGTCGAGTGCGTCGGCCACGAGATCGAAGTGGAGGGCGTATGAGCGATAAATCCGACAGTTTCCTGAAGGTGCTGAAGCACATGGAGCGTTTGACGCTCCGTGAGCTACGGCATATGCGAACGTGGGTCGACGCTCGTATCGAGAGCGAGTGTGGCAAGGCTGCCGTCGAGTTCCACAAGAAATTGCAAGAGCACAACCGTCTCAGGAATGAGCTGCCTAGTTGGGTGGACATCATGTCTGAGCGTCTGGCTAAGACAGACATTGGCCGTGAGACGCTGGCTCGCGTGCAGCGCAAGTATGGCGAGAAGCCCGAGGGCTTCCAATACAAGGACGATGCCGTCACGCACGAGGGCAAGGAGTACACCACTCCGCTCTGGTACGACGATACGAGAGCGAGGAAGGCAGTGGCTGATGCCATGCTCTCTGGCAAGGCCAAACCCTACAAGCTCAAGAAGGTGCCTGAGTTCGCAAAGAGCAAGAAGGTGCGAGGTAAGCGCAAATGATGAAACGTCTCACCCGCGAGGATGCAAGGCGCATCGTCAGCAAGGCACAGCGCGCGCTCCACTTCGAGCGCGTCGCTGAGCGTCATCCATTGGCGTGGAGCTTCTTCCCCACGCTCGACATCAGCGAGTACGGCACCTACGACCCCGCATTCGAAGCGTGGTTCAACAAAGAGCAGAACGAAGGGAGGGATCGACAATGAACCAGCGTGAAACCGACTTGATGCATCGTGCCGGTCTCGTGATCCAAGAGTTTCTCGCTGCCGATGTGTGGCAGGGTGATACTCCGCCCGAGGAAGCGATGAAGCTTGTCAGCGAGATGAGTTTCGCGGTTACGGCAGCCGTAAGCGAACAGCTTACAATCACGCCTTTCGAAGCCAACGCGCTCCTATACGCATTGGATGAGCACGTTTGCACTGATCGGCTTACTGGGCGCGTTCCTAAAGGTATAGGGGCGCACACTTGTCTGACGCGCAAACAGTGGCAGGACCTACGTGACAGGCTCATGGCCTATCACGATCATCCTCCTTCGCGCGGCGCTTCCAAATGAGCTTTTCGCGCCTAAGCTGTTCGGCATATGCGCGATGTTGCGCGAGTTTTAGGAGATGTTCACGACGGGCCACGACCTCGTCATCTTCGTGGTTCGGGTCAAACATATCGAGGCCCTAGCACGGTATCACGGTCGACAGGTGGTCAATATTGATCACAAAACAGAGAAAGGAGCAGTACCATGGGAAGTTTCTTCAACCAGATGGACAGGAAATACAAAGCGGAGTGGCTCAAAGCGCTGCGCTCTGGCGAGTACCAGCAGGCACGAGGCAAGCTCTACGATGGCACAGGCTATTGTTGCCTCGGAGTGCTCTGCAAGGTGGCAGGCTCGAAGTTCGTGATCACCAACCCGGACGATGTGAGACACGAGAGCGACTATCCGGTGTACGAGCCCACCAAACTCGGCAACGACCAACCCGGCGATGCAGAGAGCCTCAACGACCACGGCTTGCAGATGTTCGGCTTCGATACTGAAGTGCAGGACATGCTTGCAGCCAAGAACGATGGCAATCCTGCAGCAACGCCACCCAAGCCGATGCAGTCCTTCGCTGAGATCGCTGACTGGATCGAGGAGAACCTATGAGCACCACACACTTAATTGCGATCGACGCTGATCGCCTCACCGAGATCGAGGCTGATCCTGTTCAGTTCGTCGCGATCCTCATGATTGCCTGCAGGCTCTCGAACCCGGGTGAGGCTGTTCGAGATGCGCTGCGTTCCTTCGGCACAGTCCATCTCACGTCGAGCATGGACTTCCGTCGTGCCATCGAAGAAGCGTGGAGGGCATACACATGAGCCGCTTGCGAGAATGCCCTTGTGGGTCGGGCGAGTTTCCCACACCGCAACACGACGGCCACGGCATCTTCATGTGCTACACCTGTTCAGAGTGTGAGCGTGAGAAGATGAGTGGCTGGCGCTCTGACATTCACGAGCGCTACGAGTGCGACGAGCCAATCGACGCGGAGGACTACTGATGGGATGGGGTCAGAAGAACGCACGGTTCTACGGTACGCTGCGCGGCCAGACCAATAACATGGTTGGCCGGTGTGGCGATCGTGGTGGCATGCTCATCACTGCACAGAGCCACTCAGGCGACATCCGCATCCAGACGTATGTCAGCAGTATCGAAAACGAGGATTGTGTGCGCATTGTCGCTTGCGCCCACACGACGAAGGCAACGGATGGTCACGGTGGTGGTCATTCGGTGGTCCTCTATGACGGTCCCATCAATCGACTGCTGAAGGAAAACAAGGACCTGCTGCACCTATTGGCAGAGGACGCATTCAGAAAGGAGTGTGACTATGACGGAGCATTATGCAGTGCAGGCGGCGAATATCATCGCTGACGGCATCAAGCAGGCTGGCGAAGGTCTCGAAAGCGAGATGGGGAAGCAAGGCCGCATCGACTATACCCACGAGCTAGAGCAGATCGCAGCGGCTTTGTACCAAGTGGCCGAGGCTATCAGCAAGCTTGCAGACAAGGAGTAGCACATGAACCGGAAGCAACGCGAGTTCAAGCGCATGCTTAAGGCACGCGAAGCACAGGCGAACGAAGTAGGTCGCGGTGGCTTCGCTGCAGCGAGACGACGTAGGCAAATGCTGAAAGGCAGCCTCAAGCCTGAGAACGGCTTGGTCAAGGAATACGCATGTGACAACCATCTGTGCCAGAACACCGTCAAGGTACCTGGCCTGTGTTCCACATGCGTTGTGATGACTGTGGCTAACACCATCGACCATAGAGAGGAGCAGATCGGTTTCAAGGAGCCCTTGGAGAAAGACATCCTGTCTTACTGCAGGGAAGCAGCGAAGGAGCTAGAGCTAGAAGACGACTATCCTCGCCAGTCCGACGAGGACTACGAGGCACGACGAGGCAATCGCGACGACCAATGGAAGGAGCTAGAATGATCATCACCAACTGGACTGAGATGATGTGGCACGAGTGGGCCACTGCGACGCATACGCTACTCCACCTTCGAGGTAGAGACCAATGGTCTGTGCTTTGGAACGAACAGCTTGACAGACGCATTGACCAAGTGTTGCGTATGTACGGCGTGGAGAACATCAATCTTGATGCGTGGGAGAAGGAGCTAATGCATGGACTTCGACTATCCCAAGGTTCGGGCACTAACGATCTGCATCGAATGCAGACAGACGAAGCGGTCAGGTCAACTGATTTGTCATCATTGTCATACGAGGCAGAAGCGGACGCCGCACCATGGTGGAGGCGATTACGACACGTGCTTGGAAGCTACCTTCGATCTTATCGAAGCGGGCACACTGCTAGTCACTCGTGAGGGTAAAATTGTCCTTGGATAATGTAGAACGTACCGTAAAGAAGCTGCGCCCCGAGTGGGCGCAGCTAATGGCTAACCTTGTCCTGCGAGGTTGGATCATCAAGCCTGTGGAAGGGCAGATAGGTCAGTACATCCATGGTACCGATGCATGGACGGCGCACCTAGAGTGCGACACCTTGGAGAAGTTGCAGATAGCGACGATCCACAAAGACAGATTTGGACTGCGGATGTACTCCGCACCCAGCCTGCTAGTTCTGCTTGAGCAGATGGTAGACGTGCTCGCAGAGTTTCAGGCAATAGAATTGGCGGATTTGCCCGACGCGGCAGAAGCGCCAAAACCGCCCGTCACTGACGGTCACCGTAACCGCAAACGAAAGGAGCAGTACCTACCATGAGCACCCCACCAACCCCAAACACCATCACGTTTGAAGAAGTGATGGAAGTAGCCGACTTGCTCGGCAGTCAACACGGTCAGAGCAAAGACGTGTTGATCAAGTCTCTTCTGAAGTGTTGTGAGGCTGCCTATCATGGGGCTCTCACCACTCAGAAGAACAAGCACGGTAAAGACCGTGACGATGCCTCGATGTATGCGGAGCGCTACTTCAAGGCCCGCAACGAGAACGTGATCTTCGATCCGAAGGCTGACAATCAGCAGAAGCTGGCTTGCACCATTCGGACGGCGGTCAAGCTGGGTTCCTCGCCTAAGTTCGGCAATGGTGAGCCCATCGCTACTGTCAATCAGCTCATGAGCCTCTTCCAGAAGGAGAAGGCCGCTACCAAGGGCAAGGTTGACAGCGCTGACAACGTCTTCCTGAAGTTCGCTCGTGCTCAGCTTGCTCACGACATCATGTACGAAGGTGATGAGCTGAAGCAGTTCCTCTACAAGAAGGAAAAGCAGGAGCCGACGCTCGAAGAGTACCTCGAAAACACCGCCAAGAAGCTCGACAAGCTGATCACTGGCGATGCACCCGGTAACCTGCAGAGCAAGTCCAAGAACGTGATGGACGCGCGCCATGCGTTGCGTCAGGAGCTGGCTGCGATTGCCCGTGCCAAGTCCAAGGGTGGCGTGTGATGAGAAGCACCCGCACCCGTAGGCTCAAACGCAGACATAAAACCCAACTCGCTGCAATCGAGCGACGACAGAGCATCATCAAGTCTCTGTATCGCCTGTACTACAGCGGGCGCTGATAGCAGGCAGGCCCGCGCTGGAGGTAGCTGGTACCTATCTCCTTCTGCGACTGCCTGCTGGGCGACATGGTGGTCTAGCTCCCTGCCATGTCGCCCACTTCTCTTCACGGAGCATCTGTAACCCAACGAAAGGAGACTATCACCCATGGGAATGAGCATTATCGAGGCGAAGAAGCAGACACGAGCGCTTCTCAGAGCAGGCAACGCCGCGCTCTGGTCGAGTGGCTCGGGGCTGGGCAAGTCCTCTGTGGCCTACCAACTGTTCGAAGAGATCAGGGACGAAGGCGCAAAGAAGGGCGAAGCTTGGGGCTTTCTGACTTTCTTCGCCGCAACCCAGCAGCCAACCGACATGGTTGGCGTCCAGTTCAAGGGAGAGCGTACCTATCAGTACGCTGATCCGGTGTCTGGCGAACTCAAGGAACGCACGATCACTATCTCTGATCCTGCATTGCCCGTCTGGATGATGTCCAGCGAAGGCAAGCCGGCGTTCATGTACGACAAATGCTTCCTGTTGATCGACGAATACGGTCAGGGCGAACTTGATACCAAACGAAGCATCGCGGAGGTGTTCCTCAACGGTGGCGTCAATCCGTGGTACCTACCTGCTGGTAGCGTGCGTCTCGCCTGCACCAATCAGGGAGCACGGTATGGCGTGAGCAAAGACTTCGACTTCGCGATTTCACGGCGTTTCCAATTGGAGATCGTCGGAGACCTCGATGTGTCCATGACCTACATGGACAAGCCCTACTGGCATCAGGGCAGGCAATGGGTCACGCTGCCGGTCACGAAGCTCTGGGCCAAGCAGCACCCCGAAACGCTCTTCGAAGAAGAGCCGAAGGTGCAGGGACCGTGGTGCAATCCTCGCCAGCTTATGGCTGTGGATCGCTTCATCCAATCCTCGTGGGAAATCTCTAACGACCAAGAGATCACCTCTGAGATGACTTCGGTCATCGCAGGCGGGATCGGCATGCCCGCGACGGAGAGCCTGTTGGGTCATTTCCAGTTCTTGCTGGAGCTTCCTCAGTACGAGGAAGTTATCAAGGACCCGCAGGGTACGCCCGTTCCTACCAAGGCTGACCTGATGATGCTGATGGCCTACCAACTCGCTGCCTTTACCAAGGTCGAAGACCTTGCGCCGGTCATCGAGTACATTCAGCGTCTTCCCAAGGATATGGGCGTGACGTATGTTACCAGTCTACTTCGACGCGACTACCGTGGTCTGATCAATAGCCCGCCGATGCAGGCATGGATCAGCAAGAACGCTGCGCTGGTGTCGATCATCTCGGCATTGGCTCAGACCAACTGAGTTAGTCTGCAGGGACCTGATTTAGCAATGTCAGTAGCAGACTAGGCATGTGAGTGGCGGGGTGTTCGACCCAACAACCCCGCCACTTACGGCCACCGTAACCGAAAGGAGCAAACATGGGCCAACGTACATTCACAATCGAGTTGAAGGTCGACTACGCTGACCGCAACAAGGACGAAGAGATCAAGAAAGCCTGTATCGCTGCAGGTGTGCATCTCTTTGCTACCGCACAGTTACTGTCGGACATTCCCCGTACCACCGACATCGCTGTTTACACCGACGACAATTTCATTCCTCGCAAGCAAATACTTGCGCAAGAGGACATCATTCGCACGGGCAATGCTGCCCTACCGAGCACCCAAGAGGCGGATGGGAACTCGGCTGAAGACTTGGCCGCCGTGATAGGAGACCTATGACCCCAATGCCAGTCAATCCGGCGTTGCAGCAGGGTAGTACTACCGTTCTCGGAAGCGAGATCGAGGAGATACTCCCCTGTGGGCTAACGCCAGCACAGAAGAAGGAATGGCAGGGCACCATGAGCTTGATGCTCTGGACGTGCCCCGGCTTCCGTCATCTGTTCTACAAGCTTCTGAACAACAACGACGGTGAATATGGCTGCGTTCCTACGCAGTCAGTGCCCGTCGCTGCCACCGATCAGAAGAACATCATGATCAACCCCGGTCCCTTCTTCCATAACTACACGATGAAGGAGCGGGTGTTCATCATGGGGCACGAAGTGGTGCACAACATCTACAACGACGTGGACTTCCTGCGTCGCTGCGCAATCTCTGGCACGGTGCCAATGTCGGACGGTACGACGCTGCCGTTCCACGAGAGTACCATGCAGAAGAGCATGGACTTCCGCATCAATGCGCTGTTGAGAGACAGCAACATTGGTAGCGTCCCCAAGGACGCACACATCGACGATACCATCGCAAAAGCAAACGATGGCGTGGTCGATGTTTACAAGCGTGTCTATGAGGATGAGGAACAGGGTGGTCCCAAGACTGGCCCGCGTGGCAATCCGGGTGGCTTCGACCTGATCCTCAAACCCAGTACCTCGACGCCCAACAAGAACGCTCCCAACCCGCAGCAGTGGGCAGTGGAGATCAAGAAAGCCCAGATGCTCGAAGCCATGAAGGCACAGGGCAGAGGGAAGGGCGCATTGCTGCAGATGTTCGAGGATGTGCTGAACCCGGTAGTTCCGTGGACAGACCATATCCGAGGCATCTTCAACAAGAAGGTAGGCTCTGGATCATTCAACTGGAAGCGGCCTAATCGCCGGGCGATCCTGCAGGACATCTTCCTGCCTTCGAAGAGCGGCAACGGTGCAGGCTGGGTGGCGTGTTGGGGCGATAGCTCTGGCTCTGTCATCGCACTGGTCAACAAGTACCTGCCCGAACTGAAGGGCATCCTTGAAGACTGCCAGCCCCGTCGTCTCACGATCGTGTGGTGCGACGACGGCGTACAGCGTGTCGATGAGCTGGAAGAACCCGGCGACATCGAGATTATCAAGGGCGAGGGTGCTCCGGGTGGAGGCGGGACTAGCGTTGAGCCTGTCTTCGACTGGATCAAGCAGCAGCAAGGCGAACTACCCGAGGTGTTCATCGCGTTCACCGATGGGTATGTCGACTTCGTTGATCCCCCGCCGATACCCAACATCATTTGGTGCATGACCACGGATGTGGTAGCTCCCTATGGTGAAACAGTGAGGATCAACACATGAAGAAGACTACCAAACGTACTCTTCCGCCGCGCTCGAAGGCGCATAACCTCGCCATCAGCAAGGCGCTGCGGAAGTTCCATCGAAAGAAGAACAAGAAACGCTGATTAAGTTCACGCTCCCGCAACGCTACAGAGAGCGATGCAAGTCCAATGCGGTGGACGGACTTGTTTCAAGTGAGATGCGACAGTAACGCGACACCCGGGAAGTCAGAAGCTCACGAGGCCCGGCATTTACTTACGGCAACCGTAACCGAAAGGAGCTGAACATGCCTAAACGCAAAAAGCACGCGACCGACGAACTAGCGGCGCAAATTTCCCATGCCCTTGACAGCCTCGTGGAGGATGGCGAACTCATCACGGACGGTAAAGGCAACTACCGCTTTCCCGGCAGCACCCACAACGTAATCACCCCGCCCGATGACGAAGAGGAAAGGAGCTAACCGTGCCAGAACCACAATGGGAACCAAACGTAAAGTACGTGTGCAATGCCGCTATCTACGCGGCGATCCACAACGAGCTTACTGAGAACGGACAGCAGGCTCGTGTCATCCAGATCGACGGCAACGAGATCGTCTTCGAAGTCCAACCACGAAAGGAGGTGTACCTTGGCTAGAGGCGGAGAATGGAGCGGATGCCCATTGGGCAACAGTGAGATGGAGAGCGCGATCAGCTTCATCCACCAGAAGCAGAAGACCGCAGTAACCTTACTCACCGAATATAAGTTCAGTCGGTATAAGACCATCGAGATGCTCTTCTCGCCGGATACGATCGCGAAAGCGACCGCTGCGAACGGCATCGTCAAACCGGACTACATGAGCAAGAACTACGAGCTGAACGGCGTCTGTCAGTTCATGGGCAACCTCGGCATCTCCTACATGGGCTGCAAGTGCCTGCCCATCAGAGCACACAAGCTGGAGCTACAGCAGAACGTCACTCCGCTCCTCCTATACCTCAAGGAGGTCGAGAAAGTTTACCTGCAATATGAAGAGGTTAAGGGTGTCCTGCGCTGGCTTAATAAAAACGCAACCATTGGCGGGATACGGTACTACTGGCCGTCGATCATGAAAGTTGCCCCCAAGGACAGCGTCTTCGCCAACATGGAAACCGCCCCCAAGCGTTTCGACACACCGTCAATGCTGCACGAGTGGATGACTGCGCTTCGCAATAGTGCAGTCACTGTCGCGAGCATGACACTGCAGCCCTCCGACGCTGAGCCCAGACCATTCACCGAGATGTCGGTTAGCTGCTACAAAAGAAAAGTAGTTGTGAGTGCTTCACAACTACACTATGAAACAGACAGCATGTCCTTCAACGTGTGAGCCAATGACTTTACTGCCACCATCTCAGAACCTGTTGATCTTCGACTGCGAGACGTACTTCGACAAGGAGTACTCTCTCAGCAAGATGCCAACTCCAAACTACATTTTGGACGACAAGTTCGAACTACAGATGGTGGCAGTGAAGCTCAACAATACCCCACACCAGATCATCCCCGGTCCAGACTTCCCAGCCTACCTCGCCAACATCGACCCCAAAGTTACGACCACCGTAAGTTTCAACTCCCCCTTCGATAATTCGATCTTGTTCTGGCGCTACAATTGGCTGCCTCACCGAATGGTCGACGCGATGGGAATGGCCAGAGCCCTCTGGCAACACGACCTCCCCGATCTTCGCCTCTCTTCCGTCGCCCAATATCTAGGGCTCCCCCCCAAGGGCAACGCCTTGGTGGCAGTCATGGGCATGAGGTACGACGAAATCCGCGCTGGCGGCCTCTGGGACACGTTCTCACAGTACGCTCTTCAGGACAATTTCATCTGTGAGCAGGTATTCCTGCGCGCCTTGCAGTACAGCAAATTCCCCAAGTCCGAACTAGAGCTGATGGACATGGTCCTGCGGACCACCATCGAGCCGAGCTTCAAATGCAATTTCGATATGCTAGAGCAGCACCATCAAGATGTGGTAGCTGCGAAGCAGAAGCTCTTGGAAGACGCGAACATGGTCGATCGCAAGATCATCATGAGCACGAACAAGTTCAAAGAGTTCCTAGAGAGCAAGGGCGTCGAAGTGGCAATGAAGGTCTCGCCGACGACCGGCAATGAGACACCTGCCTTTGCTAGGACGGACGCCTTCATGGATGAGCTGCAGGACCACCCCGATCCCGAGGTGAGTGCTGCAGCGTGCGCGCGCCTTGCGTTCAAGAGCACGCTCGAAGAGACGCGCACGGCCAAGTTTATGTCGATTGCGAAATTGAACTGGCCCGCGTGGGTCAAGGGCAACATCCCCATGCCCCTGCGCTATGGCGCGGCCCATACCCATCGCCTTGGCGGCGACTGGAAGATGAATTGCCAGAACATGCCGACGGTGCGCGGCTCCAAGGGCAAGAGCAAGCTTCGTCTCAGCCTTGAGGTAGAGCCTGACGAGATGGTGATAACGTGCGACTTGAGCCAGATCGAGGCGCGTCTCGCTGCGTGGTTCTGTGGCTGTACGACGCTGGTCAACGAGTTCGCACAGAACAAGGACCCCTATTCGCAGCTTGCAACGGACATCTTCGGCTATCCGGTGAACCGCAAGCTGAAGGATGCTGCAGGCAAGGTGATCTTCGAGATCGAGGGCTTCATTGGCAAGACGGGCATCTTGGGTCTAGGTTACGGTGCCGGTAAGGACAAATTTGACAGTATGGTTATCGCCAGTGCCCGCACCATGAAGCTCGACATCTCAGGGAAATATTCCCGGGCAATCGGTGATAAGGCAGTGGAGACCTACAGACGGAGGTACTCGCAGATACCCCAGATGTGGTCCGTACTGAATGGATACATCGCTACCTATTGGTTGTCGGGGTCTGCCAGTGTCCGTGTGGGACCGGTGGAGATCAGCTATGGCTGCGTCAAGCTGCCGAACGGGCTGGCTTTGAACTACGCACAGCCCCGATCACAGACCAATGCAGAGACTGGCCGCACCGAATACATCTATCGGTACGGCAAGGAGTGGCATCGTCTCTACGGAGCGAAGCTACTGGAAAACATCATCCAAGCGCTCGCGCGTATCGTGGTGATGAATGCAGCGTTGCGTATTCGTGCACGAACAAGAAAAGAGCTTGGCGTTGAGTTCAAGTTCAAACTGCAAGCGCATGACGAGCTTGTATACATAGTGCCGCACAACTTGGTTGACGCGGTGAAAAAGATCGTGCATGAAGAAATGAAACGCCCGCCGTCATGGGCACCGACTGCGCCGATCGACGCGGAGTTGGGTCAGGGCAAATCCTACGGAGAAGCAAAGTGATCAGACCCACAACCTTCTACTTAGCGGGCCCAATGTCGGGCATACCACAATTCAATTTCCCATTGTTCAACGCTGTTGCCCGCATCTTGCGTGACCACGGCCACACTGTTTTTAACCCCGCCGCAAAAGACATTGAACGTCACGGCGGGGTTGATATTTCTGCAGGCAATGACAACGGCGACGTTGCGAAGTCCGCAACCGAGCACGGCTTCTCACTACGAGAGGCACTGGGCGACGACACCCACTTCATCTCACTTAAGGCTAGTGGGATTGTCCTCCTGCCCGGCTGGGAGTTTAGCAACGGCACGATGGCCGAGTGGTTCTTGGCCCGCGCTATCGCTAAGGACCCGAACAATAAGGTGCCGTTCCGGTTCGTCTATGTGCAGCGGTTTGACGACACTGTCATCATTCCCGGCATCGCCACTTTCACGTTAGAGCCTGCAGTGGCTGCAGCGTGAGCGTGGCACTCCCCTACCTAGTATTCGGGATCATTTGTATCGGCCTCGCACTGTGGCTGAGCAAATGATCCTCCCCCTTCACCTACAACACAAAACAAGGATGTTTTCCATGGAGCGACGAGTACCACGAGTGGTTCACGACGGAGACCCACACGGATTTGATGAGACCCATAGCCCCGCGCGCGTTCTCGAAATTGTGCCGCCCGACACGCGCCGGATGACGGAGCGGATGACCTCTGCCGAGCGCAAGGAATACCCAATCACGGAAGGCATGCTGGACTATTTCCCCGACGCTTGCGCCTACGTGGCGCATGTTTCGTTTCTGGGCAACGCCAAGCATAACCCCGGCGAGAAGATGCACCATGCCCGAAGCAAATCGACCGATGCTGCCGACTGTGTGGGCCGGCATCTGGCCGAACGCGGTGGTTACGACGTTGTCGTGATCGACGGCGTGGAGCGCCGGATCAGACATACTGGAGCGCTGGCGTGGCGTGCCTTGGAGCTTCTGCAGAAGGAACTGGAGCAGGACCTTGGGCTCCCGCTTCCCCGAGGCGCGCGAAAGTAACGGTGGCCGTAAGTGAACACCCGCAATGACGAGATGCGTCGCGGTCGAGAGACGCTGGAGAAGAACCGCCGAGCGAGCGACCTAGAACGGTTGAACGCCTGTGGAAAAGTAGCGATCAGGCTGGAGAACTTGCCCGGGGGACCGTCGATCTCTGGCTATCTCGCGACCTTCGTGGTGGATGGAGTGGACGTATGCCAAGAGCGGACGCAAGACCCGGCCTACCCAAGCGATCGGGTTATGGCCTTCGTGAACTTAGCGATCGCTGCCACGAGTGGTTTCGCCGACGTGCCGCCCCCAACCCCCACCCACAAGGTGAGTGCCAAAGCCTACAACAAACGCCTCCAAGAGCAAAACCAACATCGCTGGAACACGAACGACAGTTGGAACGCCTCGCGAAACTTGAAGCCCAACACAGGAAACGGCAACTAGTCATGGCTGTGGCGCAACACCCGTTGACCGAACAACAGAACCACATGTTGCTGGAAGCCTTCAACCAGCAGCGACGTATTGGGCTTCTCAGCCAGTGGGTAGAGCTGGGCTATGTCGTTGTGGAGGAAGTCGCCAAACTCAACGACTACCGCATCGTCTGTGCCGGTGTGGTGTTCCGAGAGCCGAAACGGAAATTCCCTTCTGAAGAGTTGATTGCCAAGCTTGGCCTCGCAGTCAACTCAGGAGCGGTCTCGGACGAAGAGCGCAAATACAATCGCATGCTCACACGGCGCATGGCGGAGCACACCATCGACGATCTGTGTCGGATCAAAGAAGACGTTTATCATCAAATTGCAGAGGCTACCCGCCAGATCAATTTAACGACGGCACTACCTCCCTACATACTCGAAAGCGAAAGGATCAAAGATGACGAAGAGCCCAATGGATAAGATGACATTCCCCGGCATCAATCACGGTGTCGGCGCGCAGGGTGCGCAGCAATCGAAGCCTGACCCGAGGGACCCGAGGAATTGGCCGGCCATTCCCCCTCAACATCATCCGAGTGTGAACCCCGGCCCGCCGTACACCTATTTGAACGTGAGCGACATCGAGCGACTGGCGAAGGCTGGCGTGCAGATCAACGTTGGGACGGTTGTCCCGCAGCAGGACCAGTTTAACGTCCTGTCCCGAGGTAACGATGACCGCAACGTGACTGAGTTGGACAGTCTGACCACCATCGGTAACACTTTATCAAAGGCGATTTGGTATCGGTGGCTCCGAGCGCGCCGTGCACTCAGGGACCCCGATTTCGGCGACATGCTGCAGATACGCCCTTTCTCGCTGATGGCGAACCAGTACGGTGACACGGTGCATGTGTCGGTCCATCCGACCAACGAAAATCGACCACCATTCGAACTAACCGACGATGCGATCATCTTCCCGAGCGATGCTCTGATGGCGAAGATCGCGCTATGGGAAAAGGACAATCCGTGAAGAAGCCCAAGAAACCGGTGCGGCGGCGACCTGTGATGACGTTTATAAGACGGCAACAGATACTCGCGTTCTATGTCCTCTGCCGCGACGGGGCTTACATTGGTCGCGAGGACGAACGGGATGCCGTGCAAGAGATGCTCTTCGCGGCCAGCAAGGCAGGGGTAATCAAATGAAGATCGCGGGGCTGGGCAGTACGAGCTTGTCGACGAAGGTGTGGAGTTGGTCTTACTCGAAGTTGAAAAACTACGAGAGTTGTCCGCGTAAGCACTACGAGATCGACATCGCCAAGACGGCAGCGGAGACGCAGAGCACCGACCCGAACTCACCGCTGGTGTGGGGTAACCGTGTGCATGACGCGCTCAAAAACGCACTTACGGCAGCCGTAAGCCCGCTCCCGGATGAATTTGCCGCTTTTCAGCATTGGGTTGACAGAGTGCTGGCCCGTCCGGGCGAACTGCTGGTGGAGCAGAAGTACGCGATCAACGAGCAGTTTGAGCCACGCGCATGGTTTGACAAGGACGTGTGGTGCCGAATGATCGGCGACGTAGTGAAGATCGACACGCCTTTCATCAATAAGAAGGACGGTAAGCGTTGTCAGCTCGCGCTGGTTCTGGACTGGAAGACCGGCAAGGTGATCGACGACCAAATCCAACTGATGCTGATGGCGCAGGCGCTGTTTTCG